GCCGGCCACGCCGCTGAGAGCACCGATGTGACGGATCACTGCCTGCTGCTGGCTGACGCCCTGGATCCCCATCGTGCGCAGATTGCCCATCGTCTGCGTGATCTCGCCGACGCTCATGTGCAGCGTGCGCGTCAGCGATGCCGTGGCAGCAGCGAGTTCCTTGGTGCGCTTGATGAAGTCGTCGGTCGAACCCACGTCGTTGAACTGGTTCGTCCGCATCCCCGTATCGACGATCTGGCTGTAGTCGCCGAGCGACAGCCGAGAGTCGTGCATGGCCAGCTGGCTGACGCTGTGTGCGAGCTGCGCCGAGTGTCCGTAGCTCAGGCCGGCACCGAAAGCATTCGCCATCGGGTTGCCAGCGCGGATGAAGCGCTGGCTGTTCTTGTAGATCGTGCCTGCGAGTTCGTTCGAGAACTGCGTGTACTCAGGAGCGATGAAGTTGCCGAGCAGGTTGGCAGTTCGAATGCCGAGCGACTGGCGGGCCGTCGCCTGATACTCCAGCTGCGTCATCGACGACGGAGCGCGGTTCAGGCCGATGGCGCCGAGCAGATCACCGCTGTAGCTCGACTCGTAGACGTGCTTGTACGCGTTGCTCCAACCGAGCGTGTTCCACTCGCCGAGCATCGTGCGGTCAGCGGCAGCCTGGAACTTGGAGAAGGTCTGGCCCGCTGGTGCACCACCAACAGAGGCTCCGCCGCCGCCACCAGCCATGGCCGACGCGGTCGACCTGCTCATGCGCAGCTCGTCGCGGATCTCCCGCAGCAGTTCCTGCTGCTGCGTCAGATAGGCTTGGTCGACTTCGGGCATGCGCTACCTTCTAGGGCTGCATCATCTGACAGCGCATGCTCAAGGGAAGTCGTCACTTCCGTTTCACCACCGGCTGCTGACGGCTGATCTCGCGGGTGACATCCACGCCGTGGGTGAACGACGGCGGTGCGTTCGTCGGCCGTGAGACCTTCACCACCCCATTCTCAAGCCCGGCTTCGAGCGGCGCCATCTTCGCGATCTCGTTCATGCGTGCATCGAGCGAAGCCTGATGCTCCAGCTTGCTCTCGACCGTGATCGGAACGGCCATCTCCATATACTCGCCGGCAGCCTTGGCGGCTGCTTCTCCGTTGCCCATCATGGCGAGGAACATCGCCTTCGTCTTCAACGCGTCCATCAACATGCGCCGCTGGTAGACGAAGAACTTCATCCGCTCCTGAAGGTTGTCCGACCCGGTATCTACACCGTCAAGCTGCGCGTTGACGGTGTAGTAGACGACCGGGTCGGCCATCAGTTTCCCAGTTCACGCTCCATGACCACGCTGAGATACGTGTTCAGGATTTCGCACTCTTCGGCGAGGCGGTTGATCAGCTGCACCGGCAGCGTGCGGATCATCTTCAGCTTCTGTGCGATCGGGTACTTCGAGATGTCGCGCTTCTGGCCGTTGGCGACCTCGACCGGCGGCTGGATCGCGCTCAGCCACTGAAGCAGCGTGGCCTCATTCGGGTGCACAGGACCGAGATCGTCACGCACGGTCTTCCCATCAGTGGCCGGGACTTCGATCACCGGAGCCTGCACGAAGACGTCGATCTGCCGCGCTTGCTCACCGTTCGGCGGCGACAGGAAGTAGCCGGCGCCGAACAGCTTCACCTCGTGCGCAGCGACAGCACCGATCAGGGCCATCGCCGGGTTGATGTCGCTGAAGCGCGCCTTGTGCGCAGCGATGTATGCGTCCTGCGCGGCGGTGCGCTTGGCCTTGGACTCGACGGTGAGCGCCGCGATGCGGGCGTCGGTCGCCGCGATCTGCTGCTCCAGGTTCTTGGCGTCGGTCTCTTTGGCTTTCAGCTCGGTCTCGGTGGACATGGTCGGCTCTCCTGTGGCTGGGAGCTTCCAGGCGGGTGACCCTAATGCAAGGAAAGTCGGCAACACGACTCGGTTACCCACCTCGACGGTGGGTGAGGTGGGTAAGGAGGTGGGTAAACTCTCATAACTCCCCCTATTCCAGTCTCTTACAACTCTCTTTACCCACCTCCCCACCTCGAAATAGAAATCCTGAGTTTCTGGGAGGACTCTGACAGTGCTGAAATGTAAATCTGCTCAGACAAAGTGCCGTTTAGTTTGAGTAGATCTACAAATCTGCATGCACGGGGCGACACCCTAAATAGCAGAGGTCTGGTGGGGAGGTGGGTAACTTTTGTTGTAAGTCGGTGTTAGTCCAGCTAGTTAAGCCCGTGGCCACCAGCTCTGGCCACCGGCTGGTGGCCGACGGTGGCCAACCAGCCGGGACACAGCACATGTAAATCTACTCAACGAAGTGCCATCTTGTGTGAGTAGATTTACATGTGGCCTGTACACACATCGTCTATTTTTCTAAAAGCTGCGAGGCAGCTGGTGGTGGTGGCGGTGGCCGGCACCAGATTCCTGGGTCAAAATAACCACCCCACGTGCTGTCGCCGCACCGCGTGGGGTGGCTGTCTCCGAACGAGGGGACAGCTAAAAGCACCCCACGCGATAGGGCGCCGCCGCGTGGGGTGCTTTCTGCTGGAACTTGGTATCGCGCGCATTAGCCGGCGGCTGGCGTTGCCGCGTTGTCCTGCTCGTGCCAGCGCGTACCCTTCGCACATGCCGCTCGACTTGAAGACCGTGGAGATCGTCTCCAACAGCCGCCTCGTCGCGCGCACTTGGCCGAACCCGGTCTACGTCGATGGCCTCTACTCGCTGATGCAGCGGGTCTACATGTGCCTCGTCACCGAGCCGGGCGATGTCGAAGACGACCCGCTCTACGGCGGTGGCCTGCGCTCGGCGCTGCTTGGCATCCCAGGGCAGCTGCGCGACAGGGCCAGCGACGCGCTCACCACCGTGCTCGACAAGGTGACGAAGGATCTGCAAGCCAACCCGTCGCCGAACCCAGCAGAGCGCCTGCGTTCGCTCACGCTCGACTCCATCGAATATGACACTGACGTTGCGGCATGGCGCTGCCAGATTACCGTTTCGTCAGCCGTCGATTCGGCGCCGTTCACTGTCAACGCCTGATCCCGAGGTATCATGAGCAAGCTGGAACTCCCGATCCGCGCGTTTGTTGAGGACTACGTGCGGCGCGCGTTCCCGAAGGTCGACTTCGGTCGCGGTAGCGCAGCCAACGACCTCGTCATCAAGGCGTTCGCTGCCCTGATGCAGCCGATGCGTCACGAGATCGACGTCATCAAGGTGAACCAGAGCCTCTCGAACTGGCGCTACATGCGCACCGAAGATCTCGACCAGATCGTGGCCAACTGGGGCCGCTACCGCCAGAACGGCGGGCGTTCGCAGGGCACCGTGCGCCTCTACTTCGACAAGGCCCTGGAGTACCAGTTCTCGTCGCTGGAGTTCTACACCTCCGACGGCCTCTCCTTCTTCCTCGTCGCGCCGATCACAATCACCGCGACCGATCTCTTCCAGCGCCGCATGAGCACCAGCGGTGAAGAGAGCCGCTACTTCTTCGATGTGAACGTGCGGTCTTCGGGCGTCGGCAGCCGCTTCGCACTTCCCGTCGGCTCGATCGTCGGCGTCCGCAACACGCCTCCGGGTATCGTCGCCGTCGAGCAGCTGGAAGACTTCGCGGTCACTGCTCCAGAAGAGAGCAACTTCGATCTCGTCAACTCGCTATTCAAGAACATCGGGCTGCGCAATCTCATCAGCCGCTCCAGCATCCGTGCGCCGCTGCTCGACAACTTCCCCGGCATCCTCGACATGTTCATCGCTGGCTCGGGCCATGCGAGCATGGTGCGCGATCTCATCGACGTGCAGCTGCCGACCGGCCCGGTGCAGATGCACGCTGGTGGCATGACCGACATCTGGCTGAACACGGCCACGCTTCAGCGCAAGCAGATCACCCTCAGCTACCTGCCGTCGTCCGGCCGCGTGAAGCTCGTCAGCGCGCTCCAGTCGCAGGAGCAGGAGCTGATCTTCGACTTCCAGCGCGGCGTCGTCACCATCGACGGCTTCTTCCAGAACCCGGAGGTTGGTGCCTACGAGGTCGACGAAAGCATCTCGCTGACGTTCGATCTCCAGGACGTCCCGGTCAAGACCTTCATCATCAGCCGCGTCGACGAGTACCGCAACGCGATCGCCGAGAAGGACATCATCGCCGGCAATGACATGATGGTGCTGCCCGGAGCGGCCGGCTACGGCAACCTGAGCGCTGACATCGTCGGCCTCAACTTCCGCAACGCGGACATCGTCGTCGGCGACAACATCAGCATCGGTGGCAAGCACCGTCGCATCACCCGCATGTCTGGCCGGGTGATCGAGACCTCGCCGGCCCCGGTCAAGGTCCACGACTTCCTCTACATCGGATCACCGGCAGCGCCGGGCGACCGCACCTTCGCGCTCTCAGACGTCCATCTGCATGCTCGTGTAAACGACCGGCTGATCGTCACCACGTCGGCCGCTGCGTCGATGTACTCGGTGCTCGCGCTCAGCACGAATCAGGTGACGATCGGCCGTGTCGACGCCCAGGTCAGCGTGACCGCCAACGACCCGCACGCCACCAACACCAATCTGCGCGTGCTGACGATCACCGGGCCAGCGGGCTCGCCGCCGAAGCACAGCCTGGATCTCGCCAACGTCGGCTACATCTACTTCGGCACCGACGCAGGCTTCGACCAGGGCGCCTACTTCAAGATCGTGAACGTGGTTCCCGGCGTCAACAGCACCACGCTGGAAGTCATCGACCCGAGCAATGCGACGAGCGCGCTGCCGCCAGACGCGAACCTCGTGCTCGGTCTGATCGGTGCGATGCCCACGGACACGCCGATCATCATCGAGCGTGATGACGACGCATACAGTGCACAAGCATCCAAGTTCCCCGTCGCTACGACGCACACCCACTATGCCAACGAGCTGGATGCCCCGCTCGCCTTCGGCACGGACACGGTTCCGGCGCTCGGCATCGGTCTGGTCGCGGGCGTCGGCGACGTCGTGATCTTCTTCGACGTCTCGGTGCCCTCGACGGCTCTGGCCGCCAGCGGTGCAGACGGCAGCCGCTTCTCGGTCGTCGTATCTCAGATCCTCAGCGCTGATGAAGTTCGCGTCCAGCCGGCGCTCCCCTTCGAGCTGCCCGCCGGGGCACGCTATGCCGTGATGCGCAACAGCTACCCGCTGGTCACCGCAGTCACGGCCGACAGCGTCGACCCGATCAACAACGACGTCACCATCAACAGCTTCCCAGTCGGACTGGGTGATGGCCTCGGCCTCATCATCAAGAAGGGGCTCCAGCAGTACGTCGTGATGTCGAGCACCGCTGGCTCTGTCCGCACCCTGAAGTTCAAGCCGCCGGCCTACGTCCGCACACTGACCTTCAATGCTGGCGGCTACATCGCGCCCACCGTCGCAGCCAAGGGGCTGCTGGTGAAGGATGCCGTCGGCGGCTACACCGGCATCCTCTATGCCTTCGACAACATTGCGCGCACGTGGCAGGTGATCCCGACCACGCCGGCCGACGTCTTCGACACGGCGCTGAACAACGTCACGATCATCGGCACCACGGCAGCGGGAACGCTCTCGGTCCCCTCGACCGGGCCCGCTCCTGTCGGTTACGAGACGCCCGTCGCCGGAGACCTTGGCAGCTTCGTGCGTCAGGGCAGCTCGACGGGCGTGCTCCAGGGCTTCAACACCACCCTCTTCGAGTGGTACGTGAAGCCGCTCGGTGACAGCGACACCTTCAGCGACCTGACGCTCACCACCTTCGTGGACACCGGAACTGGCGTCGTGACGCCCGGCCACGGCGCTGGCATGCTGGCCTCGGCGCCTGGACCCACCGGCATCGCCGCCGGCCCCGTCACCCTCACGCTCGACAAGCCGATCGCATTCAGCTCTGGCGACCAGATCGACTTCTACTCGCGCTTCGGCTCCAGCGGCTGCAACTTTGATGAGCAGAACCTCATCGTCGACCCGAACCCGGCCTACAGCCCCAGCTCGCTGTTCACGTCGGTCGTCGCTGGCACGGATCAGGTCGCCCTGCTGGCCGGCATCGACCTCGGGCTGCTCACCGTCGAGAAGGTGAACTCGAACTCGCTGCGCCTCGCTGAAGCTGTGACGCCTGATGTCGTGCGCTTCCCGAACGCTCCTGGCGCAACGCAGTTCAACCTGTCGGCACCCATCGCACAGGGCGAGACCGTGATTGGCCAGATCGGCATTGGCCGCTGGGCTGCCACCGGGCGCTGCCTGCTCATCAGCGGGCCGAGCGGCACGCGGCTTCTGCCCATCGCAGAGCCGCTGTCGCCTGACAGCATCCGGCTCGCTGTCGGCAACCCCGCCGTCATCTACCCCGGCCAGGGCTACACCTGGGAGGTCGTCGACGCGCTCCACATGCCCTACTGGATGGTGGAGCCGGGCGCCATCAGCCAGTACCGCGTCTACCGCACGCCGACGCTCGGTGATCTGATCCACTCCGGGACTGCTGGCATCGTCAGCAATCTCCAGCCGACCTACTTCTCTGACACCAACGCTGATCTCCAGGCTGTTCTCGTCGGTCAGGATCTCGCCGCTGGCAACGTGGAGCTGGCAATCGACAGTGGTGACTACGCCTCGTCGATCCCGTTCGTGATCAAGCGCGTCGTCTCGACGAACACCGTCGAGCTGGAGAACGCGAACTTCACCACGGCTGGGAACAACGTCAGCTATCGCATCCTGCACCGGAACGGATCGCGGCGCATGGAGAAGTGGATCGACGGCTTCGTCGCCCCGCTCGCGTCCCGCGATCGCATCGCGCTGTTCGCAGACCCTGGTTCGCTGCTGCGCAACAACACCACCGACCAGTGGGTCGCTGTGATCACCCCGTCGGCGGCCTGGGACGGCAGCGGTGCACCGGGTGCCCCGAACTTCACGATGCCGCGCCTGAAGCTCGCCGACGTCGAGTACTCGCCGGACTCGCTCTACCTGATCAGCCGGCGCCTGGGTGCGGCTGACAACATCGCCATCGTCGAGACGTCTGCTGCGATCACCACGCTCGGCTTCGTCGGTGGCTCGCCGACCACGCGTGCCTACGCGGAGATCACGTTCACGGCCAATCCGGTTCCCGGCGACGTGATCACCATCGGCATGTCGGGCGTGACCCACACGTTCCAGTTCCTCACGCTGCTGTCGTCGCTGATCCCTGGCCGCATCGCTGTGACCATCGGTGCCAACAAGGAGGCAACCTGCGCGAACCTGCTCGCCGCGCTCGTCGCGCAGGGCTACCCGGCTGACATCTTCGGCAAGATCGAACTGGTCTTCGACAAGACGGCCGGGCACTACGGCGCGATCCAGGCCACCGATGCCTTCGACGCCAACGGATTCACGCTGCCATACGGCACGCAGCTGCGCGTCATGCTGCGCAACACCGACCGCGTCGATGCTGCGGCTCTGACCGGCATGGCTCAGAACACCTTCAACTACTACAGCGGTGAGTTCCTCGACCTGCCGGTCGTGAAGATGATCGCTGTCGAGGTGCTCGATGCTTCGACCCGCGAGCCGGTGAAGGCCGTCGAGTACACCCTGGCCGTCGATGATCCGGGCCTGCGCTACAGCGCCAAGGAGCGCAACACGCTCGTCATCTCGGACCCGACCGTGGCCTTCAAGCCACTGCGCATCACCTACGTCTCTGATCCGACGATCGGACAGGTCGATGCCTACGTGAACGAAGACGACACGCGTGTGCTGAACGCCAACCAGCTGGCGAAGCGCATGGAGACGATCGCCGTCTCCATCCAGGTCAGCGTCCGTTCGTCGCTCGCGTCGAACGAGATCGGCAGCCTGCTCGCCAACTTCGTGAACACCCGGCGCAGCACGCTCCAGCTGAGCAAGGCCGACATCATCAAGGCGCTCTACGACAACCGTGAGATCTCCTACGTCGAGATCCAGTCCATGCGCCTCGACGCCACCTACTTCGCGCTCAACGGCCTGATCACGAACTACAACGACGTTTCAGAGGTGTTCGGGTCCGAGACGGCCTGCTACATTGCTGAGAACATGTTCGTGACGAAGATCTGACCATGGCCGCTCCACGCTCGCCGATCGCTGAAACCCTCGAACAGCTCGTGTGGGGGCGCCTGTCGACCTTCTGGTCGCGGGACTACAACCCCGACGACAAGGAGCGCCTCAACGCCGTCTACGAGGGCTGTCTGGAAGCTCTCGACGCCGAGTACACGCGGCTGTTCGAGATCAACAACAGCAAGTCGATCGCTGCGATCAATCCGCTCACGCAGCGCCGCTGGCTGCGCCTGGACCTGAACCGGCATGCAGAGCTGGCTGCGTTCCTGAAGTTCCTGAGCACCAGCAGCGCCGGTGGCGCGGCCAGCAGCGACGCCAGCAACGTCCTGTCCTGCGACACAACTGAGAACAACCACGCCCGGCACTGGCACATCTCGTTCCCCTATGTGGTCCCGCAGGGCGACCCGGTCACGCGTGCCTCGATCGAGCTGCGCTATCGCATCGACCTGCGCCTCGTTCGCATCTACCACATGCGGCGCGACCCGCGCACCGGCATTGCACGTGGCGTGCTACTGCGCCCTGGCGCAGACTACCAGCTGATGCCATCTGGCACAGGCATCAGGCTGTCTGCGACTGTCCCAGGTGACCAGTACGAGCTGGTCGTCGGCTTCGATCTCTCGGACCCCATGTACGACGGGCTTCAGCCCATCGTCTCGTACGCAGCCGGCTACGACGTGGCGGCACAGAACGTCATCCGTGTGAACCCCGAGCTGACGATCGCCAACCTGCCGATCCACGTGCTCGTCGTGAAGAACGTGCGCGACTCCGGTGCCGGCGGGCTGGTGGAGACCAACACGCCGTCGTTCTCCAGCAAGTACGTCTTCATCCCCTGGACGGGGCTCACGACCGGGCCGATGCACGGCGCCGTGCCTGGAACCGTCGCGCTTCCGAACACCGTCAACATCGAATCGACGGACGCCGTCTTCGTGTTCGGCCTGATCCGGGGCGAGTTCGTCGAGAACCACAAGCACGTCCTCGCCACGACGCTGCTCAACCCAGGCGCGGCTCCGCGCATCACGTCGACCCTGTTCCGTGCCGCTGGCAGCACGAGCCGCGTCACGTTCGACACGCCGCTGCGCCCTGGCCTCTTCGGTTCGCTGGCCTATCTTGGTCAGCCGTTCGAAGTGCTCGTCGACGGCGAGCTGCTCCCGCGCTCGGACTACCAGTTCGATGCCGATGGCAACCTCAACCTGAAGTTCCCCCTCACGTGGACTGCTGATCAGTACCGCAGCGTCGTGGTGCGTAGCACCGACGAATACGACACCCTGCACGGCGGTGCGGCTGATCAGCACATTCACATCGAATGCATCCTCCAGAGCGCGAAGCCGCCCGAGTTCTACGAGACCTTCGATGACGGCGGCGACTTCGACGATGAAGCCGGCGGCACCTTCGATGACAAGCGCACCCTCAACATCGTCTTCCTCGACGACGTCGGCGCAGACCTCAGCACCCTCGAAGTCTGGGTGAACGGCGTCCGCAAGCTGAGCGACATCGACTACGTGGCGACGTTCGATGTCGACACCAAGCGCGTGCGCATCTCGTTCGGCTTCAACATCAAGGACATGACGATCTACGCGGCATACCGCCGCGAGTCGCGCACGTTCGTCTACGGCCGCTACGCCAAGGGCTTCATCTCCCAGACGCTGAGCGGGCTGCTGACAGACATCGGAGCCCTGAAGGATGCGTTCTCCAGCTCGACAGGCTTCCAGATCAAGAACATGGGCCGGCTGATCGAGGCCGCCGAGACCGCCGGTGCCGGCGGCAATCCGCTGCTCACCCTGTTCTACGACGAGCGCCAGGAGTTCTCGGACATCAGCGTCGATTCCAACCGAGTCGCCATCTCGCTCGATGACGCGCGCCTCGTCGAGTCCATCGGCACCAAGCTCGTCGCCATCCCGTTCCTCTGCGACCGGGTGCTGCGCCCGGCGCTGCGCCTCGAACAGGGCGTCGACTATGACATCGTCGACGGTGAGATCCGCTCGTCGTTCGATCTCACGGCGAAGCGCTATGAGAGCGACGCCAACCCTGGCGTCTGGTGGTGCCCGATCGTCATCCTCGACGAGCAGATGCTGAAGAAGAACTTCGGTGTCCTGGTCGGTGACGAGCGCGCAGATTCCAGCGAAGCCTACCGCACCGCGCTGCACGCCAACCTCTCCCTGCGGTTCTCGGGGCCTGTGGTTCGTGATCTGGAGCGGGCAGCCGCTGTCCTGTATGGCTCGCCAGTCTTCACGCAGGACGGGCGCATCACCAGCATCGACACGCGGACCATCGGCTACGACATCACCGTCGCCAGCGGCACGACGACGCAGACTGTACGCGTCGGATCCAACGCCGTGAAGCCGGTGGTCGGCGAGCGCATCCTGCGCTCTCAGAGCCTCGCAGCTGCGGCGCTCTATGACGGCAAGCTCGGCGGCCTGATCCTGCACAAGCGGGCAACGGTGATCGCGGAGCTTCCGTATGTGAAGGCAGCGGCCGGCGACATCGTTCGTCTGACGACCTTCGACCCGGCTGATCCGACGCAGACGCCGCTCCCGTTCGTGACGCGGCTGCTGTCCGTTCGCTACGACGCGGACTACCTGCCGGCGCGCACCACGCTGTCGTTCGAGAATGTGCCGCGCTTCGATGTCACTGTCGAGTCTGAGCTGCGCATCCTGCGCGACGCTGGGCCGCCGTATGCAGCGCTGGACGGCATCGTGGTGTCCGTCGAGGCCATCAACGAGACGGTGATGAAGACCGCGAACAGCGAATACGTCCTGCCGCCTGGGCGCATGCCAGAGCAGCGTGTCGGCGAGTTCGTAGCACGCGGTCAGCCGATCCACCAGAGCTTCGCACAGCTGTATGACGACACGCGGCGCCCCAACTGGCACTGGCTGAAGCCGTCGCACTACGCCAAGGACTGGGAGTATGTGCTGAAGGGACTCGGCACGCCAATCACCACTGCGACCGTCGAGGACAAGCGCACCGCTGTGGTGCATCCGCCCGTCGAGAGCGGCGACTACTCGACGATCGACCTGGATCCGATCACACCACAGGTGAAGCGCGGCACGCACATCGACGTCTTCGATGATGCCACGCTGGTGACCTTCACGTTCACTGTCGTCGGCCTGAATGGCACGACGGTCTACGTCACGCCGACGGTGTCGTCCATCATCAACGGTGCAGCGACCGTCCGTTCTGGAACGGAGATCAAGCGCGAGTACTTCGGTCTCGCTACGCCTCCGAGCAGCTCGCCGGTCGAATCTCCGCTGACCTTCGCGCAGCCGATCCGTTCTCGTGTGCTGCAACTCGCTGACACCTCGCGGTTCCCAGCGTCTGGCGAGTGCACCGTGCGGCTGCCGAACGGCGGCAGCACCGAGGTGCGCTACAACCGTGTGGCGCGCGGCTTCCTGCTCGACTGCGAGTGGCCGTCGACGTTCCCGGCCCTCACAGGCCCGCGCCCGGCGCCCGGCATTGAAGGACCCCTCGATCCACAGCTGCCTGAGGGCACCGTGGTTCGTCTCATCTCAGAGCACCGGCAGACACGACTCAACCCGGCGTTCATCGCGCTCGTCAATCAGCGCGTCACGCAGGATCTGCGCACGTCCGAGAAGCGCATCCAGGTCAGCGATGCGAACGCCGATGAACTGTATGCATTCTTCAAGAACTCGTCTGCGGTCATGGAGTCAGCAGCCGTGAGCCGGCCACAGGTACTCCGCGATCTGATGGACGATGTCGTCCCGCCCGGCTCGACGCTCGTCACCATGAGCAAGCATCGCATCATCGACGTCTACTCTGGCGGAATCGGAGAGAAGTAATGCGAATCGCGACAGATGTCATTCGCATCTTCCGCATCATGAACGTCGGCGTTCAGCCTGCGCCTGATGCCAACGGCGACATCTACGTGGACGTCGGGCCCTTCAGCCTGACTGCTGTCGTCGATGACCCGGAGAACGCGACGCCACACACCTTCCTGTGGGAACAGACCCCTGTCGTCGTTCCTGGTTCCAGCTTCGGGTCGCCGACGCAGCAGTCGACCACATTCGGCCCGCTCGTCTCCGGCACCATCTACCACCTGTCAATCACCGTCACCTCAGCGCGCCTCCAGACCAAGAACCTCAGGTTCCGCGTCCTTGTCCGCTGACGCGTAGACCGTACCCTTCTGTCGGAGTAACCGTGCACGACGTCACCCCTCTCGGTTTCCGTGGCCACGTGCGTCAGATCAGCTCGATTCACGGGCTGATTCGCGACAAGCACAACCTTGTCGTGGACGCCTGTGTCGAGCTGGTCGCCCAGGCACTGCTGGGCCGAGACCAGATCGACGCCGTGCTCTTCGGCTACAGCGGCGGCGTCATCGCCACGCCTGGGCTCCGCACGATCTACAACCCCATCTACCGCGCGCCGGTGGGTGTGAACTCCGCGTCACCGCCCTTCATCAGCAAGGATGAGCTGGGCTACAAGTCGATCATCACCTGGACCGGCGTCTACGTGAACCCAGGCCCGAGCAACGTGTCGTACGACATGCTCGGCCTGCTCTCGCAGAACGATCGCCTGTTCGCGGCCACATCCATCGACACCGTCACGGTGGCGCCCAACGAGAGCATCGCCGTTGAGTGGACCATCGTGACCCGAGGACGCTAATCATGGCTGACATCATCAAGAATGTTCTGAGCTACGGCGAGCAGCGGCGCACGCTGTTCCTGAACGCGCACAACAAGGACGACTACGGTCGTCACCGCGCACACGTCCTCTACGGCCTCGATCTGCTGGGGACTGGCCACAAGGTGCAGATCTCGCCCGGAGCGGTCTACACCGCGCAGGGCCAGCGTCTCTTCTTCGAGGTCACTGATCGCGAGATCGACATCGGCCCCAACGGCATCGACGCGTTCAACACCAGCCGCTTCCCCGACTATCCGATCTGCGTCCTGCTCTACCTGAACTACCAGTTCCAGGTGCCCCGCGTCGCGTCGCCGATCGACACCGCGACCAGTGGCCCGACCAAGGCCGATCTGCGTGCCCGCATCGTGCCCTACGACAAGGCAACCTGTGCGCCGGCCTACAACCTGCTGCCGCACGACCCCGTCAACCTCGACGAGCTTCAGCCCAACACCTACCCGCATCTGAGCAATGCGCTGAAGCCCAGCATCGACCATCTGCCGTCGCAGAACCCTGCGCTGGAGTCGATTCAGTTCGGTGAGATCCCGCTCGGCTACGTGCTGATCGGTGCTGATCCGGTCAGCAATCTGCCGGCAACCAGCCTCGACAGCGCAGGCGTCAGCCTCGTCACCTACAAGAACGTCTTCGACGCAATCAGCGATCTCGTCGGCCAGGACGTTCTGCTGCCGGTACAGGCGACGCGTGTCGTCGCTGGCCTCGTCCAAGCCTATGGCTCGGCGCTTCAGCAGGGCTACTCGGATCGCCTCGTCGGCTCTGGCGCTACGTCGCCGCAGCTGCTCAACCCGCAGTTCGGCACGCCCGAGCCCGGCCCATCTGGCACGCGTGAGGACTCGCCGCACACCCTGTACCGTGAGGCATCGTTCCTGAAGGACGGCGAGCCCGTGCTCGAAGCCATGCGGCGCATGGACGTCGTACTGCGTCAGTGGATGAACCGCACCGGCGCCCAGGATCTGGTCGCGATCACCAAGGACGGTGCTGGCAACCTCATCCCCGTCGACTCACCGCTCGACGTCATCCTGCGCAAGCTCGATGGCTCGCTCGACGCAGCGGTCCCTGGCCCGGCCGCCGGCAACGCCAACGCCGTGCTCTACGACAACGGCATCCCTGCTGACGCTGCCAACCCCGACAATCACGTGCTCAAGAGCGGCATCCTGCCGCATGTCGAGAACACGGTGATGGGCAAGCTCGGCACGGCGGAGGGCGACAGCCACGAGAAGGCCATCGCTGCGCTCGACATCGGGCTCTTCACGGTGCTCGACAAGATCCTCGGCGAGGTCGTCCCGCGTGATCAGCTCCGCGACGTCTCTGGTGCGCTGTTCACGCCGGTCAACATGGACGAGCGCCCCGAAGGCCGTCCAGACAGCGCGCTGCCCGTTGTCGGTGGCGGCATGTCGCTGCACTACGTCACCACGCAGAAGTACCGCGCGCTCTTCAACGAGATCTACCGCCGGTCGCTCAGCGCACCCGGCTCGAACCTCATCGCCAACAACGGCTTCTGGGCCGGCGAGCCGCTGACCGGCACCCCGGCTCCGATGCCGCCGCTGTGGACGCTGTCGGCCGGTGCCAACTGGAGCCGCGCTCTGGTGAACGTCGGAACTGGCGCGATCAACATCTGGACGGCGACGTTCTCACTCGAAGCTGGCGGCTTCCTGCGCCAGTCGATCGTCACTGAAGACGTGGTCGGCGAGACCATCCGGTCCTCGCGCTACCTCTCGGCGTCCATCAACATCCAGAACGCCGGAGCCACTGACATCGTCGTCGAGGTCATCCTCTACTCGGACGATGCGCAGACTGTTCCGGTCGGTTCGATGGCCATCACGGTGCCCGCTGGCCAGCCCATGCGCCTCTACACGGCGACTGGTGAGGTCGCGCCGGCCCTGACCATCCGCAACGTGCGGTTCCAGATCCGCGCGGCCGGGCTGAGCGATCTCTGCACCTTCGTGATCGCTGGCTGCTCGCTGAACACGGGCATGCCGAACTCGATGCCCGGCATCGACACCAAGCAGACCGACTTCGAGTCGCGCTACGACAACTACCACAACCAGCGGCAGGGCGACCACTGGATGGGCGGCAAGGCCCTGCGCAATGTGGCTGACCTGCCGGCGACGACCGACACGGCGATGGACGATGTCGCCACCGACGCGCCGCATGGCGCCGGCACTGGCCTGCGTGCGATGAACGCGAAGGACATCAACAACACGATGATGCGCCGCGACGGAGCCAAGGAAGCGACCGGCGACTGGGGGATGGGCCAGCACAAGATCGGCAACACGGCGTTCGCTGGTGGTGTCGCGGCGCCAGACGCAGCCGAGCTGACGGATCTGCTGCTCAGCGGCGCTCGCAAGCGCGACTACATCAACGCTGGCGACATCAACGAGGCGATGCTGCGCCGCGATGGTGCCAAGCCGACGACCGGGATGATCACGTTCGGCACCGGCAGCGGCGGTCTCGATGCTAACGGCGAGGTCATCAAGAACGTCCCGGCTCCGGCCTATCCGTACTCGCCGGAAGCGCTCACTGCTGCGACGCCCTGGAGCTTCGTGAAGTCGAAGCTCCTGGCGCCGATCAACTTCCAGGCACCGCCGAACGACACGGTCCCGCTGCCCAACCGTGCTGACGGTTCGTCGAACTACCCCGACCATGCGCACCCGAGCACCTACGTCTATCCTGGCGTCGAGTACAAGGCCGGCGGCAAGATCATCGGGCAGGCGCTCAAGATGATCGACGATGGCGGCAACACGTGGTATGTCCCTGGTTCGAACGCATCGCCGAACTACTGCAACTGCACCTGCACCTGCACGTGCACCTGCACCTGCACGTGCACCTGCACCTGCACGTGCAACGGTGACTACGACTGTGGCTCATGCATGAACTGATGCGATCCCCAGGCGCGGACCTCGTCTTCTCAGGCGAGGCCCCGTGGGGCTACGATCCGGCGACGCACACCCTGCGCTCGCCGAAGCATCGTGCCGCCAGACCGAGCCCGCAGCTCCAAGACGCGATCACCCGGTATCTGGCCGGCGTGAAACTGCTTGTCGAGTTGGACATGGCGACCAAACCACCGGCCGCCATCACCATCGAGCACGACAAGCGCTGCCAGCTCGGCTGCTCATTCTGCTACGCTGGATCAAACAAGGTCACGACCTCGCCGCGTCTCGACCCCAAGCGGGTCTGGCAGTTCGTCGAGCGCTACCAGACGCGCGACGTTCATGTGTACGGTGGAGACCCGTTCTTCGACGTCAGCTACATGACCGAGCTGCTCGAAGGGATCGCACACCGCGTCGGCGGTATCCGCAAGCTGCACATCTCAACGAATGCGCTTGGACTCCGCCCCGATGTTCTGCTCCAGCTGCGCTCGATCAGCGAGAAGCTCGACCTCCAGGTGTCGTGCGAGCCTGAGTTCTTCGGTCTTCGGAATACCAAGGGCGGCGTGCACCAGAATGGCCCGCTCGCTGAACGCATCGCTGCGCTGCCCGTCGACTATGCGCTGAAGTTCTCCACGGTCCTCGCCCCTTCAGCGGGCGTGACGAATCAGACGTTCATCGACGGGCTCATGGCCTACGACACCTTGGCAGCTGGGCGTCCGTTCAGCATCGTGTGGATGATGGAGACCGAGAACAAGAATGCACAGATGCCGCCGTGGGTCATCCGGTGGATCGCTGAGAACTGGATGATCCACGCAGAGAATGCGATCCCGACGAAGTTCCAGAATGCAATGCTCGGCAGCGCATACATGCGCTACGTGAAAGGCTGGTCGAACTCGCAGATCCACGATGCCCTGATGGGCAACCTCATGGGGTGCGGCTCCGGCACTGGAAACTTTGCATTTGCCAGCGATGGCCATGTCTACACGTGCCACGAGAAGGCAGCTGCCGGTGTCGAGACGTTCCGCGTCGGTACGAAGAACGCTTGGGAGCGTTGGAAAGCCAGCCGCCAGTTCTTCACGCCCGACTACGTGCGTCCTGAGTGCCGCGCGTGCCCAGCAAAGTTCGGCTGTCAGCTCTGCTCTGTGAAAGCCTCGAACACCACGTGTTCGTTTGAGCAGGAGCGCTTCGCCCTCGGCGTCCATCTCCTGTATCTGCTCGACAACGGCAGCTACATGGCTCTGGCTGACAAGCTGGAGGATCGCTACTACCGGATTCTGGAGCAGCGCGAGGACATCTACCGCATCGTGCGTTCGCCCTACTGGGATCGACTCTTGTCAAGCACAGAAACTGTTGACGATGTGCAGTGGTGCTATTCGGCGGCGTTCGGTCGCCCCATGAAACCCCTCCTGGAAGTCACGCTGTGAAGCCACTCATCACGGACGAATACCCAGTAGAGTTCGGCCGCTTCCGCGACATCTTCGACCCTGAGGTGTACGACACTGACTTCAACCTGTACAAGGATAGCTGCGATCCACAGCTCATGGCCATCATGGGCAACTTCACCGAACAGGACAAGAAGGACTACTACAACTTCTTCCTGCTGCTGCGCGCCGCGCATGCAGGGATCGCGGCAACCGTTCGGCGCCCGCAGAAGCTCGTGATTCACGGCTTCAAGGAATGCCACCTCAAGTGCAGCTACTGCATCGTGGAGGCGAACCAGCCGGGCGCGTCGACTGAGCATCTGAACCTCGACGTCATCAAGCAGCTGCGTGACACCTACGCGATCAACTCTGTGCACTTCGTCGGCGGCGAACCGACGTATGACTGGGATCAGCTGTATCGGTGCCTCGACATCCTGGGGCCGATGCTCAATGTTTCGCTGACGACCAACGGTCTCGGACTCACGCAGCGACACCTCGACGAGATGGATCGTCGGTGCCAGGACGTCTCATACCACGTGTCCGTCGAGCCCCAGTCGTGGGGACAGCGGATGTTCACAGATGGAGTGACGCATCAGAACGTCGCGCTCAAGCGCGTGTTCGAGAAGCTGAACCCCGAACAGGTGTTCCGCTCGAAGACGAGCTGCCTCAACGTAGTTCTGCCGATGGATTTCAAGTCGGCATCGGGCATCGAAACGAAAATGGATGTCGATGCCATCGTCGACGAACTCTCGGACGTCGTGAACTACCGTGACTGGATGGGGATCTGGCATGTCGAGTTCGCGATGGAAGGCAACAAGACGCGTCCGCTCGACGACTGGATCTATCGACTGCTCGTCGACGAATCTGCGAAGGCCGCATCTGGCACGATGACGAAGCAGCGCTTCCTCAATGGCCCCATTGGTGAGATGGCGTACCGGATGATCAACGTCAACAACACGAACAAGTACCCTGGCAAGTTCTTCTCGTGCGCCGTCGGCGGTTCGTCCATTCACGTGTCGTTCAACGGGAAGCTCTACGGCTGCTCGGTCGAAGCAGGACGCGGTGAAGGTGAGCGCCCCATCGACCCGCTCACCTACGGCCCGGCTGACAAGTGGGCGAGCCTCTGCGATGTCATGCCTGCGCTCACATACGACGCGTGCCGCGCATGTCCTGCCAAGTTCTTCTGCGGGAAGACATGCGGCAAGCTCAACGTCGCTGGTTGCGAGTACAACCGAATCCGCGCTGAACTGCTTCCGCGCGTTCTCAAGCGTTTCCACCCGGAGGAATACGAGGCTGTTCGTCGTGCGCAGGAGCGCTACATTTACGCCTACACCCAGCATCGCGATCTGATCCGACACGTTCTGGCTGATCCGTGGACGCAGCAGTTCATCCACGGCCAGACAAACGATCTGGAAAAGGTTCGCGAAGCGTCTGATGCCCTTGGAGTCTTGCTGTCATGAACACCCTCTTCGACTACGCCAAACTCTATGCAGAGACGCCACCGCACGACCCGCTGGACGAGATGCCGTATCTGTCTCGGGTTCTTGCCGGCAACCCGATCAGCTTCTTCGAGTGCCTGAAGCTCGGAGACAAGTCGCTGATCCTGAAGTGCATGGCGAACATCCGCCTGTACTACGGCATCAAGCACTACAACACGGCGCTGGCCATCATCCGCAAGGGTGACGACTGCCAGGAGCTGGCCGACTTCAAAGCCGAGTTCGAAGCGGCTCCGCTGCACCCGCAGCGCCTCATCCTGCTCGATTCGTACATGGCCACCGAAGACGAGGTCAGCGACTACGACGGTGCCGAGGAAGCGTTCGACCTGAGCACTGACCTGCTCGACTCCAAGAACTTCCACCGCGCTGGCAACGACATCATCTTCCTCACCACGCCTGTCGCCTCGTTCTCCTACATGGTCGCTGCCTCGACGGCGCTGCCTGTGTTCGAGCAGGCACCTGAACTGACGCACAGCATCAGCGTCTTCAATGCCTCGACGGCCACGCGCGACAGCTTCCTGGCGCTCATGAAGCTCATGCGCCGCGAGTGGAAGAACGTCGAGAACCGCAATCGCTTCGTCTACATCACGCAGAAGACGCTCCTGCACCTTCGTCGTGTCCTCAACGACAACAACCCGGCGTACTCGAAGCTGTTCGACAAGCGCATTGCAACCCTCGCGGAACTGGACTCATGATCAAACCAGAGCACCGACGCCACGGAGTAATGAACAAGCCGGTCCTCGGCGGCCCCGACAAGGGCTTCAGCTACTACGCTGCCTCGCATCAGTACGTGCTCGGTGATGCCAAGCCGATCGAGTTCTCACGCGCTGAGGAATACCTGCTCTGGCGCTATTTCCTCGGCATGCGCGTCGTCCACATGTTCGAGCGCATCTGCGCGAAGCCCGTGTCGCTGATGGCAGACCCGCTGCGTGGCTGCCAGCTCCAGTGCAGCTACTGCTATTCCGAGGTGTGGAACGACGACGGCGTTCGTGTATCACCTGAACGCTTCGCTGAACTCCAGCGGCTGTTCGGATTCCCGTCGCTGTCGATGTACGGCGGCGATCCGTTCTACGACTGGAAGTACACGAAGTCGTGCATCGAGGCCATCAACGCAGTGAAGCCTCTCGATGAACTGCTGATCTCCACGAACGGAATCGGTGTCACGACCGACAAGGTTGCGTGGCTGAAGCTGCACGTTCCGAAGATCCAGTTCCAGCTGTCGACGGAGCCAGAGAGCTGGGGCGCTCGCAAGAGTGCGAACGGAAAGCACCAGCGCGAGATCCTCGGTGACCGGCTCCACGACGTCAGCAAGCTGCTGCCGATTCAGATCGCGCTGGCGATCCCGCGCACGGGCCTCTCCAAGTGGGAGACGCTCGACGAGACCATCGACTACTTCCAGCGTGTCGTTGGCCCGACCGACAACTGGTCGCTGAACTGGAAGCTGGAAGAGAACGACGAGCCGGAGCCGACGTACTCGAAGGCGTCGCTGCCACCGTGGTACGCCGAGTGGCTCCAGGACGAATGGTACGCTGCGATGGAGAAGGACGGCAGCTACACCAAGTCGCGCATGCGGAAGGGGCTCGTCAACATGCGCATGTCGTCGATCCTGCGCATGATCGAGAAAGATCAGGCCCCAGTCGACTACTACAACTGCGCTGCTGGCTTCGGTGGACTTGGTATCGGCCCGACCGGCGAGCTGAGCAGCTGCCATCACCGTGCTGCTGTCGGTGACACCAACTACCGCTTCGACACGGTGACGGCACGTGGTCTGTGGGAGAAGATGGCGCGCGAAACGCAGCACATGAACAACAGCGTGTGCGCCACGTGCTGCTCGAAATACACGTGCGGGGGCATCTGCTACACCTCGTTGAACAACAGCACGTGCGAAGCCTTCCGCGCCAACCTGGAACTCGCGCTGTTCGTTCTCGCTAACCATCTGCCTGACAAGGCTCAGCGCGTTTCTGACGTGACGCGCGCTGCTGCTGAGAAGAGCAAGAAGCTCGTCGCGCAGATGCGTCAGCTGCTGGAGTCCGAGCACTGGGACAACCTCATCCGTGCCAAGCTGAGCGCTGACGAGATGGGCGACCTGATCGCGCAGTTCCGTGGCTTCATGCCGAAGCTCGATGTACCGATCTGGGAGCTGCCAGCACCGGGCAGTCCCCAGAGTTTGTAGCCGTTGCAGGGAACCTCAATCAGCCTAGACTGAATCCCCACATGAGGTTCCCATGCTGACCTGCTTCCCCGACGTCGCCCTGAAGACTGCTGCCAGCGTGCGCCCGACCAACGGTGCCCGGATCGCAGTCCCGCATCCGGCGCTCGCCAATCAGGCTCCAACGCACCCGTCGCAGATCCCTGGCACCGCTGCCCATGCGACCTCGACCGGCGGAGCGGGCCCTGCGGCTCCGACCGCCGGCCTCGGTGCAGCTCGCGCGCCGGGTCAGACCTTCGGTGGCCGCATGGGCGCCTGGGGCAACCGCCTCGGCAGCATCCGTGGCATGGCCGGGCTCGGTGCAGCGGTCGGCGCAGCCAAGGGCCTGATCGCCCCTGGCGTCGAGTACGACGAGCAGGGCCGCCCGCACCGCAAGAGCCGCATCGGCGCAGCCCTCAGCGGCGCCGGCACTGGCGCGCTGGTCGGTGGTGGCGTCGGCGTGCTCGGCAAGGCAACCGGCGCCGGCAAGGCGCTCGGCAACTGGGGCGCCAAGGTCGACGCAGGCACCGCAAACGCTCCCGACTGGATGCACAGCGTCCACGAGGGTGCTGGCGGCGGCCAGAGCCAGTTCCGCGCTGATGATCTGGCGACCCGCCCGGCCAAGGCCGCGATGGCACCGAATCAGGTCAACATCCCGGCCTCGACCCAGAACGTCTACCACGTCACCCAGAAGAATGGCGTGGGCTTCAAGTTCACCGTGCACGGCCACGATCCGCGCACTGGTGACATTCACGGGCTCTACCATGCGCCCGATGGTTCGAAGCAGCAGACCAGCTTCAACGCGGCGCACGTCGCGTCGATGAAGCCCCTCAACATCTCCATGCCGCAGGACACCAGCCCCATGCAGACCGCCACGATCTCTCGTCCGCAGCCCAAGGCCGCCGCGCTGCGCCTCGTCCGCGATGACATCTACCTCGTCGCCGCCACCAACGGCGAGGGCTTCATCGGCACCTACAAGGGCGCGAGCGCTGACGATCGCGCTGTGTTCCTGCTCCACGCACCCGGTGTGCAGTCCGTCGAAGCTGCCTTCGACATGCGCAAGCTGGCCCACATCTCGCCGGTGATCAACACCAAGACCGGCAGCGTGGCCCGCAGCCGCGACGAGCTGCCCTTCACCCATGAGGGCCAGAAGCTCGCCGAAGCCTACGCCTTCAAGATCGCGAAGCGCACCGCACCGGCCTCGTTCGCCGAGCACCAGTTCAAGAAGAAGGACACCGGCATGGCTGCGCCGGAGCCCGCCGCCTCGGCCAGCTCGCCGGCTGACACTGCCGTCGTGGAGCCCAAGCCGAGCGGCACCCCGCTGCCCGAGCTGCGCGCCAAGTCGAAGAAGAAGTGAACCGTGACGCCCGGATCGTCGCTCCTGCTGTCGTGGGAGAACCCCGCTGAGATCTGGCACACAGATGTCCGCGAGGTTCGGCTCACACGCACGGTCTCGACGCTGAACGGCGTGCTGATCCGCGACGTCCCATGGGGCGTCTACGAAGACCTGGAATGCCGAGATCCGACCGCGCACTACAGCGCGGCCTACATCAGCTCGACGGGCAGCGTCCTCGCCTCCGTGCCGAACCAGGACATCCGGCGCACGCTGCGTCCGCACGAGATCTGCAAGATCGTCTTCGAGTTCTACACGATGGAGGCGCTGCCCTGGCGCAATCGCACCATCATGGTGGAGTCGATGGCAGCCAGTGAAGGTGCGTTCCGCCGCCGGCTCGTCACCAACGGCAAGGGGCTCGCCAACATCTTCCTGATGCCCGGCAGCCACGTTCGCATCCTGCCCGATGGCGACCCAAACGCTGTCGAGCTGGTCGTGCCCGACCAGCGTGAGATCAACTGGCTGGATCTGGCACCACTCGGCAGCAAGGCTCTGGTCGACCCGCGCTCATCCATCGGCGTCTTCTGAGGTCCCATGCTCCGCGCCACGCACAAGTTCGGTCGCCTCGAAGCGCTCGGCACCTACGGCACCGCTGGTCGCCTGAACGACGCTGCTGATCCGATCGCACTCGATGTCGTCGTCACGCTGAAGACAGACATCACCAAGGTCGTCGAGACCCAGTCGCTGAATGCGCTGGCTCATGGCGTGCCCAAGCCATTCAAGCTGGCAGAGGGCCTGTGGGCCGTCGATCTGAACGAGCGCTTCTACTCGCCGGATCTCGTCTACGTCGTCAACTGGCGCTACCAGATGACGCCGGGCAACGACAAGGTCGACCGCGACGAGTTCCGCTACGTCGATCCCGCAATGCCGGCGCGCGAGGCCGGCAACTGCACGATCTTCGGCTGTGCCACCGACATGGTCGGCATGCCGATCCCGAACATCGACATCATCGCTGAAACCTACCGTGATGTGGTGACGATGACCACGCGGACTGACCAGCGCAGCCTGCGCACCGATCTGTTCGGCAACTGGCGCGTCGAGCTTCGCCAGGGCTCCATCGTCCGCTTCGTCCTCGGCGACGTCGCGAAGGTCATCAAGGTTCCCGACACGAACCGCGCTTCACTCGCGTCTGTGCCTGAACTCCAGCCGAAGGATGTGGGCCGGAAGGACAGGTTCGGGTACGCCTTCCCCTGAGGCCAGCATGCCCGATCCCTACATCTACATCGTCCGCTCGTTCGAAGTGCACGACGCCGACACGCTCAAGGCCGAGCTGGACCTCGGCTTCGATCTCCGATTCAACACCAATGTGCGCATCAACGGCATCGACGCGCCTGAGCAGAGCACAGACGCCGGCAAGCAGGTCACGCTGATCGTGGCCACGGCCCTCAAGAAGATCGTCTCGCAGAAGCTCGCGCTCCTGGTCGTCAGCCACGACTGGGACAAGTACGGTGGTCGCATCGTCGGCGACCTCGTCTTCGGCGCAGAACGTACGTCGCTTGCGAGCCGCCTGCTGGCCCTGAAGCTGGCACTGCCGTTCACTGGCAAGGTGAAGAAGTCGCCGTGGTCAGCTTCAGCCCTGAAGTTCATCGCGACTGCTGACGTCAACCGCTATGCTTCGGAGATCGTCGCCGGATGAAGATGCGCGTCCGTTCTGAAGTCCTTGCGTTCAGGAAGAACCGCGTCCTGGCCGATCTCACCGGCTCCTGGGTCGTCTTCCCTGGCGGCGGCGTCGACAAGGGTGAGAACCCGCGCGAGGCCGCGAAGCGCGAGTTCAAGGAAGAGGCTGGCCGCGACGTCATCAACGTCGACGTCGCCTCGCACCCGACGCTCCAGACGTGGCCCAAGGACTACGCGGCCAAGGCCACGTGGTCGAGGGGTTACACCGGCGGCTGCACCTACTGGTTCACCGGCAGCACGAGCGAAGAGGTGACCGACGGCAGCCACAAGGACTTCCAGGGCGGCTTCGACTGGCACCCGATCAAGGACGTCATCGAGAAGCTCAAAGGCGAGCTGGCCGGTGACTGGACGAACGACGTCAAGGCTCGAATCGACATCCTCAAGACCCATCTCGAAGCTGGCCAGAAGATCGCAGAGCTGGTCGGGCCGTCTGCCCCTCTGCTGGCATCAGTTCCACTGGCCACTACGATCTCTCCCCAGGTGACACCCATGCTCAAAATGGCCTGCCGTATCCTCGACGTGTACGACGACTCCGAGCTGGAAGTCGCATCAAAACTCGCCGCTGCTGGTCTCGGCAATGTGGCCGTGGCCGATCGCGAGGCGATCGAGCAGCTGGAGGATCGCCAGTTCGGCCTCGTGCTGAAGACGGCCTCCGGTGTCCTGCGCCGCCGCTACCCGCTGCACGACGCCGACAGCACCAAGCTCTCGGCTGCCTACTTCCGTGAGGTGAAGGACACCCTGCCAGCTGAGGTCGCTGAGCTGGTCTACACCAAGATCGCGGCGGCCGAGCGCTACTTCGACGTCGGCGGTGAGTGCATCGCTCCTGAGCAGGTCGATGCCGTGATGAGCCTCGTCAACTACGTCGACTCCGCCAAGATCGCCCAGCCGCGTCAGAAGGTCGCGCATGCTGAGCAGCACTGGGGCCTGTCGATCGACGGGAAGAACTACTTCCCGCTGCACGACGCCACGCTGGTGAAGGTCGCCGTGGCGCGCTTCACCGAGACCGCCAGCAGCCTGGAGCCCGAAGAGCGCTTCGCCTACGCCCGTACCATCGAGAAGCGCGCGAGCGCCCTCGGCGTCGAGATCCCCAACGACTCGATGGTCAACTGGTACACCGCCGACGGCCTGAACCTCAGCTCGCTGGCCGAGGCCCTGACCGAGCGCAAGCGCGTGATGAAGGCCGCGAGCGCTTCGACCGAGGTGCTCGATCAGCTGTTCGAGGCCGCTGGCTGCGCCATCGTTCGCGGCGACATCGAGAGCGACGCCAGCTTCGCGCACCGCGAGTCGAAGCAGGCCAGCATGCGCCGCGCCTCGATCGACCCGGCCAAGATCATCAGCACCCTCCAGACGATCGACAAGTTCGCTGGCTTCGGCAGCTTCCACTACATGCGCGGCCTGCTCGATCCGTTCGCTGCCTGCTTCAAGCGCGACGACATCAGCAAGAAGGCTGCGATGATCGTCGATGGCATCGACCTCTCGACCCTCTCTCCCGAGCAGCTCTCGGCCAAGTTCGGCCCCGAGTTCGTGCAGGAGTTCCAGCAGAACCCGCAGCAGGTCTACAGCTCGCTGCCGTCGCCGATGAAGTCGATCATCCGGCAGTTCTGCAACCAGGGTGGCAAGGAGCAGTCGGGCGAACCGACGCCGGTCGGCGACCCCTCGCAGGGTCTCGGAGCCACCTATGCCAACGCTGGCGGATTCGTCGGTTCCTGATCTGGGGGCTGCGGCCCTCCCTCTCGACGCGTCTCCGGTTGTCGACCACACCATCGACACCAGCGACGAGGACGACGCACGTTCGTACGTTGACCAGCTGGCACCGACTGACGTCAATGTCCCGCTCCTGAACCTGTCGTCCCGCGCACTCGCCATGGCTGGCGGGTCCAACCCGCAGGCTCGACGCCTCGGATTCTTCCGCGAAGCCGGCAAAGCCGTTCGCAACGCTGTCGGTCTGAGCAAGACCGCTGCCGCTGATTCCCTGCTCTCGGCGATCCTCGATGACGCCGAGTGCAACCCTGTCGCTCTCGCTGCTCAGCTTGACACCATGACCTCGAAAGAGTGGCGTGGTTGGCTCCCCGAATCGCTCTGCGACTTCGCGGATGCCACTGAGGATGATGTCGCCAGCCGTGACAAGCTGTTGGCGACGCAAGTCGGAGTGTGTAACTCCGACGTGTTCTCGGATTGGTCGCTCTTCACTGCTGTAAGCAGTGCGTTCAATCATCGCCGCTCCAACTTCCAGTGGCTCGACAAGCCGACCTACATTGAGGCTGCCTGGACGTGCTTTGCACTCCGCCAGCTCCAACCCGGCGTCGAGTTCCATTCGGGGGTGACGAGGTTCCTCGTCGCGCTGATGATCGAAGACGGTCTGTGTTTCTTCCCGTGGACTGGTGGCCCTGGCCTCGGCCTGGGCGTCAACGACGAAGGCATCTCCGCTGGCCTCACCGATGTTGGTGATCTGGCGTCGAAGATCCGCACTCTCTGGGAAACCGGCGAGCTGCACGACGTGACGCCCGGTGACCATGACGAGTCAGATCCGCTTCATGTTCAGCTGGCGAAGATCGCGGCGGCGCAAGAGTACATCAAAGCGCAGCACGCAGCTCAGCCGTCCTCCTACAAGACCAACTCCGAGAGCACCACATGATTGGAATGAACGCGATGGACCCGAGCATTGCTCGCGGTCGCGGTTCCTACGCTGATCCCCACGCGACCATCGCGATGCGGGACATTCCGTCCAACCTGAAGATGATCTTCAGGCTGACGCGGTTCTACTACAACACGGATGCTCTGCTCGGCGCCATCGTCGACAAGATGTCCGAGTACCCGATCACGCAGATCATCATCAATGCGATCGGCGACAACGAGCTGACGCCGGCTGCGCGTGATAAGTGGGAGCAGCTCGCCAACGTCACGCTGAATCTGCGTCAGGTGATGATCGACATCAACCTGGACAAGTACACCTACGGGAACTCGTTCCACTACATCTACTACCCGTTCGTCCGCTACTGCACCTGCACCACGTGCAAGGCGCGCATGCCGATCGGCACCTTGAAGGACATCAAGGTCACGCCGAAGATGGAGAACCAGAAGTTCTCGTTCACGGTTCGCAGCACGTGCCCGCGCTGCTCTGACACCAAGGCAGCTCGCGACTTCACCGTCGAGGATCGCAAGTCCGAGGCGCGCACTGGCATGAGCCTCGTGCGCCTGAGCCCGTTCCGCATCGAGCTGGAATACAACCCGGTGACTGGCCACAAGCGCTGGTACTGGGATCCGCCGAAGCGCATCCGCGACGGCCTCATGAACGCCGACCGCACCATCGTCGACTACACCGAGATGAAGGTGCTCGCTGCGGCATTCAACGACCAGAAGCTGCACCTGAACAAGGATCGCCTGTGGGTGTCGCAGGCTCAGTCGCAGCCGGGCCTCTGGGATGGCTGGGGCATCCCGCCGATCTTCCGCGTCCTCGAAGACGTCTACTACTACAAGATCCTCCGTCGCGCCAACGAGGCGCTCGCGCAAGAGCACGTCGTGCCCATGCGCATCATCAGCCCGGCCGGCACCGGAGACGTCAGCCCGCAGCGCACGATGAACCTGACGGACTGGCGCAACCGGATCAAAGAAGAGCTGATGAACTGGAAGCGCGACCCCAACCACATGCTGGTGTCGCCCATCCCGATCAACGTCGAGCAGATCGGCGGCACAGCGCGCGTCATGATGGTGGCGCAGGAGATGGAGGCTGCGGCCCGTGTCATCGCTGCCGGCATCGGCTGCCCGATCGAGATGATCTGGGGCGGCCTGAACTGGAGCGGCGCCAGCGTCAGCCTGCGCGTGCTGGAGAACCACTTCATCAACGATCGCGAGAACTGCGAGCGTCTGCTCGACTTCATCGTCCCGAAGATCTCGGCCTACTTCCGCCTGCCGCGCGTGAAGGCCAAGCTCTCCGAGTTCAAGATGGCCGACGACACGCAGATGCAGTCGAACGCCATCAACCTGATGATGCAGGGCTTCCTGAGCCGCGAGAGCGTCGTCGGCGAGATGGGCTACGATCCGAAGGAAGAGTTCGAGAAGATGGAGGATGAGCACAAGCGTCTGAACGCCATCACGATGAAGGACAACATCGCTGCCTCGCACATGAACACCGTCATCCAGATGCTGGAGGCGAAGGCTCAGGTGCTGATGCAGTACGAGATGCAGATCACCCAGCAGGAGATGCAGGCGCAGAGCGAACGCGACCGTCTGAAGCTGCTGCGCGCCCATGTCGCCAAGCTGCATGAGCACGGTCTGACCACCCCGCTGGAGTTCGAGCAGAGCGCGCTGATGCTCCAGCGCATGGACCCGAACCTGTCGGGCATGATCATGCAGGAGTGGTCAACCACGATGCCGAACGTCTCGCTGCTGCTCCAGCAGAAGCTGATGATCAATCAGCAGAACGCGATGCAGGGTCAGAACGCCATGGCTGCTGCCGGCGAGGCCGGCGCTGATCCTGGCGCTGCTGACGGCGAAGACCTGTCGCCGGGCGCCGAAGGCCCGTACAGTGACGGCGGCGACGGCGCCGGCCCGGCCAATGCCGGCGGTGGCGGTCCTGACGGAGCGAGCGAAGATGCTGGTGGCGACGCTGCCGGCGGCGCTCCGATGCCCGAGCAGAAGCCGCCGCGCCGCGCTGGAGGTCAGTGAGCCATGGCTGATGTCGTCGAGATCTGCGCGTCGGAAGATGGCAGCGAAGTGCTGCTGATTTTCCAGTGCCCTGGCTGCAAGTACGGGCACCACGCTCGCATCAAGGGCAAGGGCCCGGTGTGGGGCTGGAACGGCAGCAAGGAGAAGCCGACGTTCACGCCGTCGCTGTTGGTGAATCAGCACCATCCTGAGTCACGGTGCCACAGCTTCGTCAAGGACGGCCAGATCCAGTTCCTCGGCGACTGCTTCCACGATCTCAAGAACCAGACTGTTCCGCTCGCACCTGTGGAGTCCTAGCCATGAGCATCACCAAGTACGGCGCATCAACGGACCAGATTTCCAAGACCGCTTCAGAACGGCCGGCTGACAAGCCCGTCGATCCGAGGAAAGCACCTACGCTGCCGCTTCCGGCCATCAGCCAAGAAGAGGCTGAGCGGATTCGGAAGGAGAAGAAGTAATGCCCTCCCAGTTCCCGACCCAGCTCGATGATCAGGCGTCGCTGCACACCGCAGTGAACAACTTCGCCACGGCCCTGACGTCGCCGATCAACGCGACGCAGACGGTGATCAGCGTGGCTTCGATCAACACGCTGCCGGAGCCCGGCATCGTCAGCATCGACACCGAGGTCATCTTCTACGAGAGCCTCGCAGTCGTCGGTGCATCCCAGCAGCTGATCGGCTGCACGCGCGGCGCTGATGGGACCGTCGCCTCAGCCCATGCAAACGGGGCTCGCGTCGAGGCGCGATGGGTAGCTGAGCACCACAATGTGCTCATGTCCGCGATCATCGCGATTCAGCACGCGCTCGGCGTCAATCCGCAGGGATCATTCCTCGACGTCGCGCAGCGGCTGGCGCAGGCGACGCCTGAGGTCATCCCCTTCGCGACACCGACTACGAACTGGTCGTTCACCCACGACCGCCGCCGGCTGGTGTCCGTCCAGCTCTACCGTCGCACGGGCACCAACACCTACGAGCTGTTCGATGCCAACATCGAACAGGTCGTCGATGCCAACGGCATGTCTACAGTGACCATCGAGCTTCCCGAGGCAGACGAAGGCGCGGTGGTGTTCCAGTGATCGAGCAGCTGATCTTCGCGCTCATCGTGCTCTCAGCGAGCGTCGGGGTCGTCGTGCTCATTCACACGTCGCCGATCCCCATTCCGAACATGAAGCCATTCAACTGCGCATTCTGCGCGATCGTCTGGATTTCATGGGCGATCTGGGGCTCGATTGGCTGGATGGACCACGAGCATCGGCTGCTGAATCTGCTGCTCGCGATGGCCTTCCCATTCCCCGCAGCGCTCATCGTTGGGCACTTCCCATGGATGTTCCGCAACTTCGAGAAGCCCAAGGCACTGGTCGCAGCTGACGACGTCGAGACGCAGCTACACGACTTCGCTCCTACTGACGAACGACCACCGACAGGGCCTGTTCGGTAGGCTTCTTCCGCTGCGGATCGCCGCCGAGGTCTTCGAGGATCTGCCGAACGCGCTCGGCACGGATGTCGTACTTCAGGCCGATCTGAGCGAGCTTCAGGCCCTCTTGCCGGAGTCGGAAGATCTCGGCGTTTCGGTGTGCTTTCTCACGGCTCCGAGGGCGCCCGATCTGGAAGCGCAGCCCAGCTTTCTTGGCTCGCCGCCGCACGGTCGAATCGCTCAGGTCGAAGGCCACAGCCGAGGCTGCCACGCCGTGCTCGCGGACATGGCGCGCGATCTCGGTGAGCTGCGGTTGGGGGACTGTCGAAGTCGGCATGGACATGGCGTTCTGGCTACAACGATATGGCCGGGAAAACAGCAGTCCAGTTAATGCGTCAAACAGCTCTCGTCGGCGCCCTCCGTTGCGCCTATGGGGGCCAGCCGTAGGATTCTGCCATGCCGTCCACCGTCCGTCGTTCTCTCGGTACGCGTGACTTCCGGGGCGCCGAGCTGCGTAACGCCCGTGTCCACATGTACCCGACCACCGTGGCGATGAACGGCGACGCCGCGAACTCCACTGGCCGAATCGCCTACGCTGCTGACACCGAGCGGTTCTACTTCGGCGTCAACGGAGCCTGGATCGGCCTCAGCGTCGGTTCGCTGTGGGGTGATCAGGTCGACACCATCGCCAACCTGCCGCCGCTGGTCCCTGACGGCGAGGTCCGCATCGTCCTGAACGACGGCAGCGGCTTCGGTCCCAGCATCTTCATCTTCAATGGCACCCTGTCGACGTGGAGCCGGTGTGCTGATGTCCGCATCCTGCTGCATGACGGCTCGGTGGAACTCACCGGGCTGCTCACCGACGCCGATCCGGTCGCACACGTGCCGACGGCCGACGGTCACCTGACGCACAAGAAGTTCGTCGATGCCCAGGACGCTGCCACGCTGGCCGCTGCCAACGCGCACAGCGATGCTGCGGACGCGGCGCACGCCTCGGACAGCAACCCGCACCCGCAATACACCACCGATGCTGAAGCGACGGTCATCGCTGACACCGAGGCCGATGCAGCTGTCGCTCAGCACCTGATCGACGCTCCGCACACGCCGGGCGCCACCATCGACTCGCAGGCCGACGCCCGCATCGCGATCCACGATGCCGATGCTGCCGCGCACGGTGGCGTCGAGGCAGCGTTCGCTGCGCATGAAGCTGACACGGCTCCGCACGCTGCTGCTGGCTTCGCAACGGTCGCTGGCGTCACGTCGAGCATCGACGGTGCCATCGGCAGCCACGATGCCAGCGCGACGGCGCACCCTGACATCCGCGCAGCGATCATCGCGGCATCGACGTCTGGCGCTTCGGGTGCTGGTGGCGGCGATCGCATGGTCGTCGTCGGCGGAACCACGGGCGGCGGCCACGGCTCGCCGGTCGTGCGCGACCAGTTCGTCTACGACCTGTTCCATCTCCTGACGGTCCCCGACAAGAAGCCTGACGGCATCATCGACTTCGTTTCGAACATCGTCGCGCTGTCATCGGCTCTGGTGTTCGCTGCCACGGACAGCAGCGTCACGGTCGACAGCGGAACTGGTCTCTTCGTCAACGACTTCTTCAACCCTGGAACGGCGCTCAACAACCGCTTCTTCCGCGTCACGGCTGTCGTCGGCAACAAGCTGTTCCTCTATCCGACGCCAGTGGCTGAGACCGTTGGTGTGACGGCCTTCAACCGGATCTCTGGCGGCGCTCGCATCGTCCTCGGTGGTCAGTTCAACATCCAGCGCGCCAAGGCCGTCCAGTACGGTGTCGAGGCTGTCGTCGCTGACGGCGGCGATGGCAAGGCTGTCATCACGCTCGATGAACGCTTCTCGTACTACTACAACCGCAACCTGATCCCGGCGACAGGAGCTTCGGTCACGCTGGTTGGCCTCACGGCCAGCGCCGACGATGGCATCTACACGATCGCCAAGGTCGATGCTTCGAAGCGCGCGATCACCCTGACCACGGCGCTCACTACCGATCAGGCAGCCGCTGCTGGTCGCATGTCGCTGACGACCTCTGCGCTGGCATCGAACTTCCCGGCTGTCGCTGCGTCGCCGATCGACTTCTACGTCGATACCGGCGATGCCGCGAAGTACAGCCAGACGCCAGGGCACTACCGGCTCGGCCGTCAGGTCAGCAACGATCAGTTCATCGTCGCCATCGAAGAGGTCGGACGCACGGTGCACGCCACCACGCTGATCGCCAACTTCACCGAAACCGTCCACGTCCCGAAGAAGACCTACTTCCTCGATTCGGCCGCCGGTGGGTTCACGCTCACGCTGCATGCCACGCCAGTCGAGTACGACCGCGTCGTCCTGAAGGACATCGGCGGGATGGCCGGCACCTACAACATCGTGGTCAACGGCAACGGGAAGAACATCGACGGTTCGCCGACGGCACTGATCGAGTTCGATCGCATGAGCCTCACACTCGTCTACCTCAACGGTGCCTGGATCATCGAATGACGTACATCAATCCCAAGTCTCGGCTCGTCGTGGTGGAAGAGGATGCTCCGCGCTGGCGGCGCTTCACGGTTCCGCACACGGCGCTGCAAGCAGCTGCTGCGCTCTACGACGTCGAGCTGTTCCAGCTGCCTGCCAAGCACGTCATCCAGGCTGTCCGCATTCGGCACACCACGCCGTTCGCTGGCGTCGGCATCACGGCCTACACTGTCAGCGTCGGCATCATCGGCACGCTGGCGAAGTACGCGCCGGCCTTCGACGTGTTCCAGGCCGTCGGCGCCCAGCAGCTGAGCAACATCCCAGGAACGGAGAGCCCGACGGTCGCGACCTCGATTCGCATCGCTGCGATCTCAGGCGGGGCAAACCTCAACCTGTCCAACGCCGGCAACGTCGAAGTAAGCGTACTGTACGGAAAGTCGTAACCGTGAGCACGTACGTCCCCAAGCCGCCGGGGGCGGGGGCCGTGTCGGACCCTGGAGTCGCCTGGGTCCCAGCTGCACCCGGCACCGTAGCCACCGCAGAAACTGACGTCACGTGGATCCCGAAGACCACGCCGAGCCAGCTGCAATCGGAGAAGCTGAATGAGCAGGATCTGCTCAGCGGCGGAAGCAACACGGAGTCCGAAGGCTCGCAGTCGTGGGTGCCCAAGGACCCGAACGCGCCGCCTGCGATCATCGACCCGTCGGAGTCGTGGGTCGCTGCCGAGAACGCGGTCGGCAACAGTGGGTGGCTCTCGGCGATCAACGACACTGGTGCTCTCGTCGTGCCCGGCATGCCGATCCAGCGCACGGCCAACGACAAGTTCGTGCTCGCACGCGCTGGCAGCGCACTGCTTCCGACCCTTCGGTGCCAGGGCATCGCGATCGAAGGGAAGCCACACGGGCACAAGACCAAGTACGTCTTCAACGGCCAGCTGGTCATGTCGAACTGGACGGCAATCACTGGCACCATGCTGCTGACGCCGGGCGCCATCTACTACCTGGGCGCTGTGCCTGGAACCCTCACGGAAACCAAGCCAGAGCGGCCGGACTTTGCCCTGTTCCAAGTGGTGGGACACGCAGACGATGAGCGGACGCTAGACATCAATCCTGATGTCTACGAGGTGGATCTGTGACCCTTCCACGCCCGCTCGGACATGGCACACAGCGTCCCGTCGATGCCGGTGAAGGCATCGCGATCGAGCGGCTTCAGCTCATCCCGCTGCCGGCGCTGCCAGCCACCGGCGAGCCGCACCAGATCATCGCGCTCGAAGACGGCACGATGTGGCAGTGGATCGACACGGCCTGGACGCCGTTCGGCGCTGGTAGCGGCGGCGGTGACAGCACGTTCGTCAACCCGAACCCGGTGCCATCGACGGTTGGCGGCATCAGTGCTGGTTCCACGTTCCCGACGCCGCAGACGATGCAGGCCATGTGGGACCTGCTGCTCTATCCGTATCAGGCTCCTGGATTCGGCAGCTTCGCGCTCAACGGGCACCCCGGAACCGTTGAGGTCGGCTACACGATCCCGACGGCAGTCAGCTTCTCGTGGAGCACATCGAATAGCGGCAACGTGCAGGCCAACTCGCTGTCCATCGTCGACAACACGGGCGGAGGCATGCTGGGCGGCGGTCTCGCCAACGATGGCAACGAGAGCTTCACGCTCGCAGCTGCTATCCAGAAGCTGAGCGCCACGTCTCACACGTGGACGATCTCTGCGGTGAACTCGAAAGGCACAGGCTTCTCGCGAAGCTACTCGGTCTCCTGGCGGTGGAAGCTCTACTACGGCATCAACGCGTCGCCAACGGTGACTGAAGCGCAGATCGAAGCCATGGCTGGGTCGCTCGCAAGCGGCTATGGTGGCACCTACGCGATGCCAGCAACCGGCTACAAGTACATCTGCTTCGCTCACGTCGCTGGTGGTCAGATCAACAGCGTGAAGGATCAGCTCACTGGCTTCAACGTCCCGTTCGCCACAGCCGCCGACAATCCGGCGTACAGCAACGTCGATGGCGGCGGTTTCAGCTATGCTCTCGTTTCTGTGACGAACGTGTTCGGCGTCACCACCCAGTACCGCGTCTATCGCAGCACCAACGTGCTCGGTGGAGCCGTGACCTTCGTGGTGACCTGACATGCCCATTCCAGGAACCGTACAGCTCACGGGCAAGATCGCGCCAACCGCGCTCTCTGACACGTATCCGACGCACGATGCGAACTTCGGCTACGGTGGCGTTCACCATGTCACGTCAATCGCCAACCGCGATGCAATCACGCTTCAGCGTCGCCGTGCTGGCATGCTGTGCACGGTCGACGGCGACCCGAACATCTACCGGCTCGAACTCGATCTCGTCACGTGGACCACGATCTCAACTGGTGGTGGCGGCAGTCCGATCCCGCAGCACGGAACCACAGCAGAGCGCGAAGCTCTTGGTGCCACGTTCAGCTCGACGCAGTCTGGCTTCCCGTTCTACGACACTGAGATCGAAGCGTACTACCTGTGGAACAACGACCACTGGGAAACCGCTGTCATCATGGGCTTCGGCCCGCGCATCCGCGAGTATGTCGGAACGCCTGCTGAGATCCTGCCGTTGAACTACCGGAAGGCCGATCGCTGGACGAACACGTCGAGCCCGTCGCTGTGCGTCTACGTCTGCAAGGTCGACGTGAACACGCACACCATGGACGACTGGATCCCGCTTGGAAAGCAGGGCGTCTGATGCGCTACCAAGGCGGCAAACATTTCCTGGCTGTTCTCCCATGTGAGCTGCATGCCACGCTTCGAGCCGCAGCGAATGCAACGCGGACACGTGGCGTTCGCGCCAACATCAACCGCGTGATTGTCGAGGCACTTCTCGCGGTCTACTCGCCAAAGATGAAGGCAGAAGACGTCAGGGCTTCGCGTGACTTCATCGCTACCCACATGAGCGGCAAAAGGCCATCGAAAGCGAAGACTAACACTTTCCACAGGTGATCTTGCTTGCTCGATCCCCGTTGGGTAATCTGAAGCCCACAACCCTCGTCAACATCCTCCCAGGAGTCAGTCATGGCCAACCGCCGCGTAATGGTCGCCGTCAACGAGCTGGACATTCACGACCAGCTTCCCAACGGCGACATCCTCGTCGACGATCAGGATCGTCGCTACCTCGTGGAGGGCGACACCTCCGGCCTCATCTCGCCGTACGCGACGCTGGCCGACGCGATCGCCGACACTGCCAACCTCGTGAACGGCCAGCTGGTCGTGATCGCTGGCGGCGCCGATGTCGGTGGCCTGCCGAACGACGATCGCGGCATCTGGCGCGTCGTGTCCAACCAGGGTGCGGCCCGCGCCGACTACACCAAGGTGCTCGACATCACCAACAAGGCGAGCGAGCTGTACGTCGATGACGTCGGCAACTTCTTCACCGGCACCGACGCCGAGGCGGCCCTTCAGGAGATCGGCACCAAGCAGGTCTTCTACAAGCTCGGCAGCCCGAGCCTGACCGGCTCGGTCAACGGCGCGACCTCGACTGCCCTGAACGCGGCCATCGCTGCGCTGGTCATCGACAGCGGCTCGCAGACCGACGCGACTGGCGCCGGCACCTCGACCGTGGTCGGCATCGTGCAGGATGCGGCCTACTCCTACCAGATCCCCATCCGCAACGCCTCGACCCGCGACGTCATCGACGATGGCAGCGGCAACGAGGTCTATGCCCGCCTCAGCTGCCCCGGCGGCGTCTACACGCTGACCTTCTACAGCTACGTCGCTGGCGTCGAGACCGCCTACACCTTCGCGGCCCCGACCGCGATCGACATCGGCTACGTCCTGGTCTCGCAGGACTTCATGCGCCTGCCGGCCCACGCTGGCGTCGTCCAGGGTGAGTTCTTCGGCGATCAGGCTGGCGCCGTCGGCTCCGTCTCCGACACCCAGGTCAGCACCACCGGGCCGTTCAGCGGCCTGCTCAACGGCCTGACCACCCAGTCGGCCGTCAACGTCAAGGTCGACGAGCTGGGCCTGTCCGGCACCGGCCAGGGCGCCTCGCTGATCGCTCTCGAAGACGCCGCTGGCAACTTCGCCGTCGACAACGTCGAGGCCGCGCTCGTCGAGCTGAACAACCGCATCGGTTCCAAGATCGTCGACTTCACCTCGATCGCTGCTGCCCAGGCTGCTGCCCCGCACAGCATGGACACCTACATCGTCATCGAGGGCTCTGGCGACCCGACCGAGCGCGGCATCTGGCAGGTCACCAGCGGCGACGGCTCGAACAGCGGCGACTACACCAAGGTGCTGGACGTCAGCCACACCGCCGCCGAGGTGCTCATCGCCAACGTGAGCGGCAAGTTCACGGGCAGCGAAGTTGAGGCTGCCCTCGACGAGCTGATCACCGCGATCGGTGGTGCTTCGACCACCAACCGCGACTTCAGCTCGAACGTCTACGTCAGCGACAACGACTCGCTGGTCGTCGCGATCGGCAAGCTGGACGCCGCGATCGGCGCCCTGTCCAGCGACAAGCTGCTCTCGATGGCCTTCACCGCCAACGAGGCGATTGCCGCTGCCACCAACGGCCCGCGCCTCGTCAGCCAGGACGGCGCTGCGTGGAAGGTCAACCTCGCGGTCGCTGGCGCGACCGGCCCGAAGGTTGAGATCGTCGGCTTCGCCACCGGCGCCGACTACGCCGCCAACGCCGCGATCAACCAGGGCCAGGGCCTCGTGTCCACCGGCCTCCTGGGCGGCTTCACCGGCCTGACCCCCGGCGTCACCTACTATGCCGACCCTGCCTCGAACGGCGGGATCACCCCGACCGTGCCCTCGGTCGTCGGCCAGTGGATCATCCCCGTCGGCGTGGCCGTCAGCGCCACCTCGCTGCTCGTCCGCATCGGCGAGCCGAACGAGATCGTGCCGGCCCAGCCTGCCCTCCAGCGCGCTGTCCACTTCAAGTCCACTGCCGGCGTCGCCGGTGGCCTGGGCGAGACCGGCTACGCGGTCGCCGTCGGCGACCTCTGGATCGACAACGACGTCGCCGTGCAGAACCCGACCAAGAACGGCCTCGGCCGCTACACGGTCTACGTCTGCAAGGTGGCCTGGACCGGCGCTGGTGCTGCCCTGACCAGCGGCAACGTGAACACCAACTTCCAGTCGATCGGCAAGCAGAACTAAGTTCTGCGGGACAACTGACCACGCTGGCAGCAGCCGCTGCCTGACGGAGAAACCCAGCACCGCCTCACCCGCACTCTAGCTGGTGAGGCGGCTGCCTTTCACGCCGGAGCACAGATGCCGCGCTTCTACATCTCTGACGGTCATGCCCCCGGACTGCGCTGCCCGAACGGCGAGTACGCCACGCGCTCTGGTCGCACGTCCGACGTCCTCAACGAAGCGCAGGCTATCATGCGTGGGCGAAAGCTCACCCCTACCGAGGCGCCTGTCGTCGTCTTGAGCCGCCTCGGACCGATCCTCACCGCCACCGACTTCACGAAGGTCGACAGCGACAACGACCGCGATGGCGCCTGGACGGTGTTCAGCGACGCACCATACGCAGACGCGGGGAACGGTGCCAACCATACCGGCAACTACTGGTATCCCAACGTGCTCGTCGGCATCGGTGCTCCGACGCAGATCTGGGTCGATCTCGGCGCGCAGCACAGCATCCACTACTACGACGCCTCCGCGAACGCGATTCAGTGGTATCTCGAAGGCAGCAATACTGGAATGACCGGCCCGTGGACGATGATCGACAACCAGCACCCGCTCCAGCCTGGGGTTCTCAACTTCCGCGTCGACATCTTCGGCGGTGCGCGCCGCCGTACGCTGCCCGCGCCCAGCGCGCCGTACCGCTACATCCGTTTCAGCGTCACCACGGTTGGCCAGTACGACGGGGTTCAGCCGGCGTGGGGCCTGTCGATGGCGCGCATGCACCTTTACGGAGTCTGATGCCATGTCTCGCTTCTACATCTCCGATGGTGCGCGTCCTGGACGCCGGTCCCCGGTGCTGGACTATGCTACGCGTGTCAACGGAGTCGGCTCGGACATCCTCAACGAAGCCCAGGCCATCGCCCGTGGTCGCAAGCTGACCCCGACGATGGGGTCGCTGGCACCGATGCGGATCGAGCACGATCCCGGCGTCACGTATCGAAGCAGCGGCAACTACAACGGCGACTACGACCTCGTGAACGGCCGCCCGGCGGAAGAGGGGTCCTACCCGGCCACGCTCGCGTTCGACGACATCCAGGGGCCGGTGGACGCCAACAACTGGCTGTCTGCCCGCGTTGGCCAGAGCGTTCCGCATTGGATCGGTGTGGACTTCGGCGTCGCGCGTTCGGTGACCGGCTACGTCCTCAAGACGCGTACCGACAGCTATGCAAACCTCGTCCCACCGCGCAAGTGGATCGTGCAGGGGAGCAACGACGGGTGGGCGGGCACGTGGACGGACATCGACACCCGCACCTCGTCGTCCTACGACTGGGCCGCGAACGGGTCCGTCTACTCGAATCTCAACGCGTTGAGTGGATCGTACCGCTACCTGCGCTTCTACTTCCCGGCCAACGCTGCGAGTGGCGGCTTCGACTGCATCAGCATGTCGGAGATCGAGGTATGGGGCGTCCCGCTCACAGCGGCGCCGCCGAGCTATAGCTGGTACCGCTTCACATTCTCGGGAACGCCGAAGGCGCAGTTCGGCTACATCCCTGGGCAGAGTGGTATCGGCGCCCACGGCTCTCAGAACGGCGGCGGTTCCAACCTCTTCGACACCGGGTTCATGTCAGACGCGTTCGGTGCGGGATGGACGAACGTTCCCGCCGGCCTGTTCCGCGATACCCACGGCGCGCTTGCCCCATACAGCTACACGCCCTCGTGGATCAGCGTGCGGCTCACCGCGCCGGTGTCCGCGCGCTCGTTCCACATGGTCGAGTACACGGCCGAGGGTGGAGTCTGGCGGTACACGCCGGGCGCAGTCCTCATCGAAGGGTCACTGGACGGTTCTGCCTGGAGTACGATCAAGAACGCCAACGGCGCTGACTTCGTGCTCGCTGGGACGACCAGCAACAGCTCTCGCTACTACATCAACGTCTGAGGTACCTATGCCGCGATTCTACATCTCTGACGGCGCCCGCCCCGGTCGTCGCACGCCGCGTATCGAGTACGCGACGAAGGCAGGCGTCGGTTCTGACATCCTGAACGAGGCACAGGCCATCGCACGCGGTCGCAAGCTGGTGCCTACAGAGGCCCCTGGCATCCCGCCTCCGCCGGCATTCCGTTACTGGCGCGTGCGCCCGACCGTGCTGCTGAATGGCACTGGCAGTCCCATTGCGTGGCTGCTCGGCGAGCTGCGCATGTTCAACGTCAGTGACGTCAACGTCGCCATGACGGCGACGCGCATGATGTCCGGCGCCCCTGCATGGGGATCGCTGACCTCACTGAACGACGGCGTCCTCACTGGCGGTGTCGCGTCGCCTGAGCACGCCAACCGCGACTGCACCGCCGAGTGGTTCGGCTATGACTTCGGGGCGCCCATCTCGATCTACCGCGTCGAGGCAAACAACTACACCGGGAGCAGCGCGTACTCTGTGTCAGCGTTCGACATCGAGGGCAGCAACAACGGGACCACCTGGGAACTCGTGCGTTCTGGTACTGGGCTTCCTGTCGCTGCCGGATCCGTTGGCATCGTCTACACCACGGCTCAGGTCGAACCACCGGCCTACACCGGCTCGCTGCTCACACCGATCAACCTCAGTGGCCCGTCTGCACTCGTCATCAAGGGTGCAGAGTGGAACCCAGCCTGGGCCGTGTTCGATGGCAACGTCAACACGACGTGGTTCTCCAGCGGCAACGCTTCGATGACCTGGGTCGGCTACGACTTCGGCGCGTCCCCGAAGTCGGTCACGCGCTGGAAGATCTACGGGTCTGGCTCGCACTGGCCGGCGTCGTGGGTCCTCGAATCGTCGAACGACCTCAGCAACTGGACTGTGGTCGACACTGCCACGAACCTGACGCTGACCTGGAACACGCGCACGCTGTCGACGCCACCGGCTGCTGCGCGCTACTGGCGCGTTCGCTGGACCGCGAGCCTCGACAGCGATCCGGGCAACTGCGAAGTCGGCGCACTCGAACTCTACGGGAACTGAGCATGGCACGCTTTCACATCAACGACGGAACGCGCCCTGGCATTCGTGTCGAGCGCTTCAAGTACCAGACCACCGAGCCACGTGGGCTCGGTGGAAAGCTCGGCTCGTCTGTTCTGAACGAGGCACAGGCTCGCAAGAACGGTCTGCTCCCCGACGCGCCGGCTGCGCCGATCGACTGGATCGGCTACTGGGACTTTGAGGACCCGGATGCTGTGAACCTGATCAGCGGCGCTCCTGGCTCGTCGTTCAACGTGAGCACACCCGGCTACGGTGGATACTACACCAGCCCGCTGAACACTGACACGCCGATCCGTGGCACCCGCAGCGTCATGAACGACGGTGGCAACACCAGCTCGCGCTTCGCGTACTGGACGCCGTCGCCGTTCGGTACGATCACGTTCGGTGCTCGCGCCCGCAACTGGTTCGGCATGGACATCGGCCCCGCCAATGCCGACGACGGCAACTACCTCGCGATCCGCTGTGCAGTTAAGACGACAGCCGACGTCATGTACGTGAAGAACGTCAACGCTGCGACGCCTGCGGTTCCTGAGCTGGCTGGCGTCGCGCACATCGCCATCGTCTACAACCCGACAACGCGTCAGGCGAAGCTCTACGTGAACGGCGCCTATCGCTCGTCGTGGTCAATGCCGCTGGTCACCCACCACACGACCATCGGATGCATGGGCTCCTACGCTGCAAACAACCAGTTCGACGACGCTTTCATTGTGAACGGCGAGCTGTCGCTTGCGCAGATTGCGCAGCTGGCGGCTGGCAACATCCCGACCTGAGGTATCTAAATGTCCCGATTCATCCAATCCGACGGCGCCAGCAAGGGCCACCCGCGCATGCCGTTTGCTGAGTATGGCACTACACTAGAAGGACACGTTGGTAGCCCTGTGCTCAACGAAGCCCAGCTCATTCAGCGCGGCGTCAAGACGACAGCTACGCAGGCTCCGCTCATCGGGCCGAAGCGCACGTTCACGACGGTTGCCATCGGTGATGTCCCCTACTTTGGCGACTACCCCACCATCACTGATAACGGGCAGATCCTCGTCACGGGACCAGGGTCGTCGTACCCGGTGCGTCGGTCGCTTGATGGTGGCCTGACGTGGAACGGCTGGTCCAATGCACCGCCGCGCAGCTTCGCGTCTCTCGACGGAACCAAGTGGTTTGGACACGGTAACGTAGGCTTCCCGTCTATGTCGCGGTTCGATGGCAGCGCGTGGGTGAGCGTCAACGACACGTACTACATCAGTGGCCGCATCCGTGTTTCGCTGACTGGATCACGCGTTGCGTTTCAGATCGGCAGCAATCGCATGCTGCGAATCTCTGACGATTATGGCGCCACCTTCGCCGCGCCTGTCGTCCCGTGGACCAAGGCATATGGCAATGCACTGCCGCTCATGTCGCCGAATGGTCAGCGGTTCTTCGTGCGGACTGAGACGCCAGAAGGCGCGTACAAGTCCACTGATGGCGGCGTGACGTGGCAGGCGGTGCCGGCTGGCTACCCGTCGAGTGCCTATGCAGGGATGCTCACGGACGACGGTCTCATCGTCGTTCAGACTGGTGGTACTTCGTTCAGCAAGTCGATGGATAACGGTGTGTCATGGACGAACTGGAGCGTTGCAACGCTCAGCGGTAATATGTTCTGTTCTGCTGACGCCAAGACGTGGATCAGCTCTGGGTCGTCAGCCGCGAGCCCGGCACGGGTCTCGATAGATTATGCAGCAACATGGGAGCCACTGACCGGCGAGTGGGGCAACTACGCTGGTATTTCACCAGATGGCAAACGCCTCATCATCGGTGGCAGCTCGACGAACCAGACTGTACGCATCAACCTCTGAGGTCTCTATGCCACGCATCAAACAGTCAGACGGCGCCGGCAAGGGCCACGAGCGGAAGATTGTCGGCATGGAGCGTCAGATCACGGTAGACGAGGCTGGAAGCCTCGTCGTTATGACTGAGACCGAGATGATCAAGCGGCAGTACAAGCTGGTGGCAACGACATCGGGTCCGTCGATCCCGACGTCTCCTGTGGCACGCTCGATCACGGCTGGCTCTTCGACGACGTTTGCTGTCAGTGCCACTGGAACGGCCCCGCTGTCATATCAGTGGAAGAAGAATGGTGTAAACATTCCTGGAGCTACCGCAGCGTCATATGCGCTGACCAACGCGCAACTGACAGATAACGGAGCGCAGTTCACGTGCGTCGTATCGAACGCATTCGGATCAGCGACAAGCACGGCAGCGATGCTGACCGTGACAGCTGTTGCTCCGTCGATTACCACGCAACCAGTCAACCGCTCTGTCAGCGCCGGGAACTCGACATCGTTCTCCGTCGTCGCAGCGGGCACTGCACCGTTCTCGTACCAGTGGCGTCGGAATGGTGTCGACATCCCCGGAGCTACGTCTTCATCGTATTCGATCACGACGACGCCGAGCGACAATGGCGCTATCTTCGCCTGCACGGTGACGAACATCGCTGGCTCGGTCTCTTCGTCGAACGCCACACTCACCGTGAGCTACACGTCCATCGGTATCTCGGTGCAGCCGGCAAACCGCTCGGTCCTACAGGGTCAGAGCACGAGCTTCTCGATCACAGCTACTGGTACTGGCATCTCGTACCAGTGGAAGAAAAACGGCGTGAACGTCGGAACGAACTCGTCCACATATTCCTACACCAACGCTGCCGGTGCAGACAATGGCGCTGTCATCACGTGCGTGGTGAGCAATGCGTTTGAGAGCATCACGTCGAATGCCGTCTCGCTTACGGTCATCTACTTCTCCACGCAGCCAGTTGCGCCGGCTACAATCACCCCGACGACGACGCCGCGTCCGTCGCTCTCTGTTGTCGTCAGCGGTGCTGGCCCGTACACGTATCAGTGGTATGTCAGCGGGAGCCCGATCCCTGGTGCTACAGCATCGACGCTTCCGCTGGATGACACGGCCAACTACACGCCGAAGAACGGCGACAGCCTCTACTGTGTCGCAACGTCGACAGCTCCTGCTGGATCTATCACGTCCAATACCGTCGTTCTGTCGATGTCTGGCTTCCTCGACCGTACTGACATCTCGGTGACCGGCTGGTCATCGTCTGCTGTCTACGCTGTTGGCGTCAACCCGAGCAGTGGTGCAAACATCACCATCGCGAACTACTACGCTGGTACAGAAAAGACCAAGCAGTCAAGCAACAGCGGTCTGACATGGGGCGCTGATCTCGGCACACTGTCAAACCGCAACATGGCACGGTACGCCAACGGATACCCGATCGTCGGGTACATCGGAAAGTTCAGCGATTGGTGGAATGGCTCGGCATGGGCAGCTATTTCTGGAGTGGCCTCCGCGATCCGCAATGAGTTCGCCCTCAGCGGAAACGTTTGGTTCTCGGTTCGCAACGTCGCATCTGGGCAGGCTTGCATCTTCAAACACGTCGGGTTCGCTGATGCCGGCACAGCGATTGGATTCACTGGCGACTATCCACCGAATCCGACGTTCTGGTTCGCCAACGATTCGTACTACGCGCCGTTGATTTACGCCTTCAAGTCATCGTATAACGGCAACGCGCTGGTGTTCTCGTCACCGACTGGAAGCGATCGCTTGCGCACGTGGGTCAACGGCGTTCTCGCTGAGAACACAGACAACAGCTACGCTCGTCCGAACGACGCGCTCGTCAGCAACGACGGATCGAAGATCGTGTTTGTCTGTGCCAATGAAGGTCTGCCACGCTACATTCACGGCGGTATCGCCAATGCGTCGCAGCTCGGGACGCTGCCGGTTGGTGTCTCGTACATCTGGCCTCTGCTTGCCTCTCGCGGAGACATGGCCGCGATCTATGCCCTAGCTCGGTACGACCCGATAGCGACCAGCTACCCACAGGTTGCACTGCTCAAGAGCACAGACTACGGCGTCACTTGGACGCGCATCAGCGCGAAGACACAGCTTCAGTGCCAGCAGCTCTCGAACCTTGGGTTCATCATGGCTCAGGACATCGAACGGGCATACATCGCGTACTACTACGGCTCGACAGGCAAAGTCGCCTGCCGTATCGGTTAACGAACCTTGCTGATGCCCCGTAAACCCAGAGGATAGTCCCATGGCCTACCGGCAGCTCCAATCTGGCTCGTTTTCCTCACGTTCGGGCGCCAAGGTGACCCAGAGCAAGGTCAACGGCCCGCCGGCCGAGCTGGCAGCGCTTGATCAGGCCAAGGCCGTCCGCATCGGGCAGCTGTGGGCCTCGGCCGACGCCTTTGAGCGCCGGTTCTTCTCGGCCGGCGCCCACGCCCAGATCCTCGAAGCCAAGATGGCTGGCAACAAGAAGGCCATCCGGCTCCGTCAGTGGATTCAGGGCCTGTGGCGGGACTACTACTACCGCAAAGACATGATCATCGGGAAGCAGTCAGTGGCTGAGGTGCACAATGTCGACATCACGTTCGATGGTCGCGGTGCACCCCCGCATTCGATTCGTGAGATCCTCGAAGAGAGCCCGGCGTAGCCATGCCTGACTTCGTCATCGACCGTGCACTCGTCGTCAACGACGAGCCCAACGACGGCACCAAGCAGCTTGGTGCTGGCGAGGAAGCACTCGATGGCGACAGCAATGCTGTCATCACCGTCGTTCGCTCGACGCTGGCTCCGACAGCTGCAAACATCCGGCCAGACGGACAGCTGTGGCTGCGTACGACGACAAAGCAGATGTGGTGGTCTCGCGGTGACGGCCTGTGGTATGAGATTCGCAACACGGCCTCGATCCCTGTTCATGAAGCAACGCACCGGGCCGGTGGCGTCGACGCGCTTCCATGGACGACGATCAACGGTCGTGGCCTGCTCTCAGCACGCCCGGCTGCCGACGCGTCGAACGCTGGCTACCTCTACGACGCGACGGACGTCAAGCGGCTCTACCGCAGCACGGGCATCGTGTGGGAGGTCATCGCCGGAACCGATCTCGCCACCGAATACACGCACACGCAGGGCGTGCCAGCCACGTCGTGGGTCATCGACCATAACCTCGGTCGCTTTCCAAAGTGCGTGTCGATTCGAGACAGTGCGAACAGCGTCGTGCACGGCGGCATCAACCACATCACCATCAACCAGCTCGTTCTGACTTTCGGCCACGCCTTCTCGGGCTCGGCTGTCGTTGGATAAGGAAATACCATGTCCATTCCCTTCCATGACAACATCGAGTTCAACGCCCTTGAAGCTCTGAACTTCAAGTGGCAGCTGCTCTCGGCTGACCCGAGCGGCAGCCAGGGCATGAGCTACTTCAACACGGCGGATCTGCACCCGCGTCTGCACGACGGGAACGCCTACCGCGTGCTTGGCTTCGCGACCACGCTGACCCCGACCGCGCTAACCGTGTCCGGCGCCGCCGCTGTCGGCACTGGCCTTGACTACGCGCGTGCTGACCATGCACACGCGATGCCCGGCCTCGCGACTGCTGTCGCCGCCGGCTTCATGCCGTCGACCGACAAGGCCAAGCTCGACGCGGCTACTGCGAGCCCGACGCCGAGCACGCTGATGTTCCGCGACGCTGCTGGCCGCGCCCAGGCCGCCGATCCTGCCAGCGCACAGGACGTCACCACGATGGCGTGGGTTCTGGCCCAGATCCGTGTCCAGGTCAGCAAGGCGTCGGTCCAGTGCCGCACAACTGCGAACATCAACCTCGCTGCGCCCGGCGCCACGCACGACGGCATCACGCTGAACGTCGGCGATCGCTTCCTCGTCCCGGCACAGACGGCGCCGGCTGAGAACGGCGTCTACATCTTCAACGGCGCGGCCTCGCCGGCTACGCGTGCTCTGGACGCTGACGCCTGGAACGAGCTGGTCAGCGCCTATGTCATCGTCGAACAGGGCACGACCTACGCCGACACCGCGTGGCTGTGCACCGCCGACGACGGCGGCACGCTCGGCACCACGGCGCTGAACTGGATCCAGCAGGGCAACGCGATCAGCTACAGCGCGGCCAACGACCCGACGGTCACCGGCATCGGCGTCTTCAACACCACGGTCGGAACTCAGTTCCGCTTCCGCGCCATCAAGGCCGGCAGCACCAAGCTGAGCGCGACGCTGACCGGCCAGGACATCGTGCTCGACGTCGTCGAGGCGAACCTGAACCTCGCCAACCTCGGTGGCACGCTGCCGATCATCAAGGGCGGCACCGGGGCAACGACCGCGCCCGCTGCCCGCACCGCGCTCGGGGCCGCTGGTCGCTACGAGACCACCATCGGCAACGGCGCGTCGACGAGCTTCAACGTCGTCCACAGCCTCGGCAACGAGCGCTGCAACGTCGAGGTCTGGGAGGCTGCTGGCCTGAAGCGCAAGGTGATGCCGCGCGTGCAGACCGTCGACGCAAATACGGTCCTGGTCACCTTCTTGACCGGCGCCCCTGCCACCAACAGCTACGTTGTCGTGGTGGTCGGATGATTCCCACGCTCATCGTCATCAGCGCGCTGGTCATCGGCTTCGTCGGTGGCGTCGTCTTCATGAGCTTCTTCCGGGGCCTCAAGTAATGATCTGCCACGCCGGCATCGTCATCGTACCGCTCCCGACCGTCGGTCCTCCTACGACTGGCACGTGGGATCGCGGCACGTTGATCATCGACGCGAACGGCGACGTCTATAAGTGCAACGTGGCTGGTACGCCGGGCACGTGGTCAGCGCTGATTACCTCGATCCCGCCGCCGGATCTCGTGTCGAGCTTCCCCGAGTTCATTGACACGTTCCCGAACGGTCTCCAGGCCGGCGCCGGCTGGACCATCGCAGCGCTCAGCGGCACCTATGCGCAGATCGCGCCGCCGGCCGGCAAGGGCGGCCGGAACGGCGTCGTCGGCGTCATCGGCATCACGACTGGAACCTCGACGACTGGCCGCGTCGGTGCGATCCTTGGATCGAACCTGCTGCGATTCACCGGCGGTCAGAAGTACACGCTGTGGGCACGGTTTCTCGCGACTGATCTTGCAGACGCGACCAACGACTACCGCTGGCGCCTGGGCTTCATCGACAACAACACAGCCACGGAGCCGACTGACGGCGTCTACTTCGAATACAACCGCAGTGCATCGCCGAACTGGCAGGCCAAGACAGCGAGCAACAACGCGCGCACGATCGTCACGACGACGACCGTTGTGCAGAACGCCAACTGGATCGACCTGAAGATTGAAGTCGATGGCTCGGCACAGATCGCGACGTTCTACATCGACGACGTCCAGGTCGCGCAGATCAACACGAACATCCCGACGTCCGCTGGTCGTGAGACCTCGCTCGGCTTCGTGATCCACAAGACTGCCGGCGGCACGTCGCGTGGCGTGGCCCTCGATCGCATCTACCTCAAGCTGGCAGCCTGATATGAAACTTGCTGTTCTGCTCTACGGTGACACGGAGAACCCGAAGAACATCCCTATTCTCTGGCCAGCCGAAGCGCGGCAGGTCAGTGACGATGAGCACGTCGCGTATCCGTGGCTCAGCATGACGCCGGAGCAATACAAGCAGTACTGTGAAGAACATCAAGCCGAGTACGATGCATGGGAGTACCAGGACGATCTCGCTAAGCTGAAGGGTGCAAAGATCGAGCTGCTCTGGCAATCAGCATACGATTACAACTTCCAGTTCTTCTCCGGTGGCGCCTATGCACAGATTCTGGAGATGAAGCTCGGCGGCGTGCAGCGTGCTATCCAGACGCAGGGCTGGATCTTCGCGCTGTGGACAGACTACTACACGCGCAAGTACATGGTCGGCGCCGCGATGACGACCGAGGCTGTCGAGGCCGTTAGCCTCGACTTCAGCAACAACGGCAACCCGCCGTGGACTGTGCCCGAGATGCTGGCTGAGGCTATGGGGTAGGTATGACGCTTCACGCGACACGGAAAGCCATTGCGATCGCGCTCAATGGCACAATACCTGAAGAGGCGCTACTCCGCTCTGCAAAAGGTGAACTCGATCAGGCCGACGTTTCGGTCAGCGTCGTCGAGCCCGTCGTCCCTGAGAACCGCGTCTCGACAGAAGAAGCCCTGAAGTCGCTGAAGACGCTCTTCATCCTGCTCGAAGATTCGATGATCGCCATGCGTCGCCGGTCTGGGAAGGACTTGCTCATCGCGAGTGAAGTCGCCGACGCCTTCATCGAAGCTCGACAGATTCTCCAGCGTGGCGGCTGCGAACTGGTGGCAAACAGGAAAGCTGAACGTCTCTCCTTCTCACGTCCAACAGGTGCCTGATGTCTCCAAAACTACGTTTCGAAGCAGCAGCAAACTCGCCACTGATCTGGCAGCTCGGCGTGAATGCAGCCATGAAGAAGTTCGGCCTGCGCAACGATCAGGTGCACGAGGCGCGGCAGCAGTTCATGCTCAACCACGGCGCGCGGGCCACAGTCAACGCCCAGCAGACCCAGAAGCTGAAACGGCTGCGTAGCAAAGTCATCAACGCCGAAGTTCGGTATCCTGGTCTGTCATCTCGACTCACTACCGAGTCACTTCAGGCCATCGGATCCGATTTCAACATTTCCCGTCAGCGAGTCCATGCACTGCTTGGAAACCTGCGCGAACTGGCGAAACTCACAGGAAAGACCGTCACCGCCACGGTGTCGTCCATTCGATCTGAAGCTGTGAGGGCAACATGCATCCACTCGTCCTGACCAGCCTGATCATTGGCGGCTTCAACATCCTGCTGGCCGGCTTCGGCATCTACTACCTTGCCCGCCTGTATCTCGGGGCACGCAACAAGCGCTGCCCGCGCGATTCAGCCCTGCACCAGTGGTCCGTGATGCTGTGCTTCGCCTTCGTCGGATACATCCTGAACGAAGCGCGCTGGATCTGGCTGATGACCCTCGATCATGCATCGGCGCATGCCGTTGACGAGGTCACGTGGGTGGCCTTGGAGACCTGTTGGCTTGCAGGTACTGCGCTCTTGGCGCGGTCCATCGTTTTGAGAGAATGCGACCTCCCGCGCTGCGGGCACCACAACCACGTGCCCGATGAGCAGGCACGCGAGACCCCGAGGACCTAATGGACTTCATGAAGCTCATCCAGGAGTACGGCATCGCCACGATCGTGCTCGCTGGCTTCGCCTATGCCGTCTGGCAGATCGGCCGCGCCATCGTGCGCCGCATCGTTCGCCTCATCAACAACGACGGTCGTCCTGAACCCAAGCCCGTGGAGCATAAGACGGACACCGACCGCCGCCTGCGCACTGCAACAGTGAACGATCGGCCGTCGCTAAAAGCCCACTTCTTCTTCACGACTGCAAACCAGCTGGTCAGCGACGAGATCGACAAGATCGACTGCGGTTGTCAGGCGCGGACACTGCTCTTCCAAGACATGTGCCGCACGATGACGCTGCGCTGGCGTGACTTCCTGCTGGCCATCGTCGAGAACGAGAGTTCTGGCGTGCACATCGCAGTCGGTCGAAAGCGCGACACGAGCGGGTACAGCCTCGGGCGCGACGTCCTCGCTGCATTCCAGCGCTGGCGCACGGACACTGAAGCAGAATGGCGCCGGAGTGGTATCCCTGAGCCTGCGATCAAAGCGTTCACCGAGTGGGTTCGGCCACGCCTGGACGCGCTGCGTGACACCACGGGCCTCATCTCGTCGAGCCAGTACTATGAAGACAGCGTGCAGCGAATCGCCTGCATCATGTCGGCGCACGAAGTTGCGCTTCGCTTGATCGTCCTCGACATGAACAATGTCATCTACTCGCTGAATGGTCGGCTCGACGGACACCTCTACAAAAACGTGGCAATCGTTCCGATCAAGACGCTCATCCTCGCGAAGATTGAGGCTGACAACGCTCGGCTCGCGGCCGATGAGAGCTTCAAGCAGCGCACGGCGTCTGAGATGGGGTTCTCTGGTGCTCGTGACGCGTACCGGACACCACTGCCCGGCTCTATCCAGGTCCCGCGCGACAATCCGATCAAGCCTGACCAGGAACCCAAGTAGCCGAGGTTTCCCATGGCACAGAGCCCACCTGAAATCTGGTTCGTCAAGCCGCAAGGTTTCATCGGGTCTCTTGTCACTTTCTTCACGCGCGGGAAGTACAGCCACTGCGGTTTCGTTCACGAGATTGAAGGCGTTCGTGTATTCACAGACGCTCACGCAGCTCGTGGTGTGTCCTGTCGCCCGATCTCCCTCGTCCCACACTACGACTACTGCGTTATGCTCGAAAGCCTTGACCACGCGTGGCTCAACGGAGCGCTGGCGCGTCGGTGGGGTTTGTCGTACGGATTCCGTGATGCTCTCGGGTTCGTCATTGGCGGATCGAAAGATCACAAGGGGATCATCTGCACTGAACTCATCATCGAAGTGGTAGCAGACGCCATTCGTGATGGAAAGTCCATCAAGAACGGTCTGGCTGTCTCACAACTAGAAGCGGCTACGACGTCTCCTGATCTGCTCATGCAGACGTTCACTGCTTCGAACTAAGGCGCAGCATGCACCTCACTGCACTCCGCAACAATAGCGTCTGGTCGACGCTCAAGGGAAGCTGGAAGATCGCTGGTTCAGTGTGCGGGATGATCTCGCAACGCGGCGACAGCTCTGTGTGGGCTACATTCCGTGGTGAGGCACTGTGCCTGTTCCTCGTTGAAAACGGAATCGCTGTGGCGCGTGAGACGCACGACAACCTGATGATCGCTGCGACGCTCTCAATGGCAGCAGCTCGGTTCTCGAATGCCGTTGTCTCAAGCGGTTCGCTGTGGTTCCTGGTGTTCGACGATGAAGGAAATGGAACGCTCGTCGCGTATGATGGCGAAGCTCTGACGAAGGTCGCTGTCGCAGATCTCCAGTGGCCGCCGATCCACGTGCCGCCTGTTCTCGAAGTTGTCGGTGATGTCTTCTTCGTGTGCCCGGCTTCTGTCCACCTCAGCGCGCACCAGTCGTCGATGATGCACCACGGTGTCGTCGCGAAGAGCGGCAAGCTGATCGTTCCACCGACGCCCGTGGCACCAAGCGCACCAGCGCACAGCATCTTCTGTCAGACACCGAAGTTCACGATCACGACCAACGGAACGCTGGCTATCGTCAACGGCGACAGCTTTGACCTACGGTCGCTGCTCAAGCCGGTTGAAGCCCCATGTGTGTCATCTGGCGCCACGTTCGACACCGAGATTCAGGTCGGTTTTGAACTGGATGACGTGCTGCCGACGATCATCGGCGGTGCCGTCGCCTGCGTAGCTCCAGACGGCTTCACGCGGCAGTCAGACATCATCGGGGTCAGCCAGACATCGAACAGCCTGTGGCTGCGCCTGGGGCGGCCCCTGGCAGTGCCAGAACATGGCATGCTGAAGATCTACGGCGGCTTCGGGGCTGATCCCGCGCCCTACCAGTACCAGAGCGGCCCGCAGGCCGGGAAGTGGGCTCCCCGTGGCATCGTGGCCCGTGCTGCCTGGGTCTCCGTCGGCGAGCACCTCTGCGTCGCCGTTGGGCGCCCCGGCGAGGTTGCCCTGGTGCAGATCAAGGGTCGGCATGTCGTGGGCGCCAAGCGCCTGGAGAACTGCGATCCGGCTACCCTCCAGCTGGTCTACGACGGCGAGGTGGCCCACCTGCTCGACACCCAGGATCGCTGGGGGCGCGAGCACCGGCTCTACCCGGTCGCTGGAGCCCCCGTCGGCGTGACCCGGCCCTGAAGCTCGACTAGCCCCGGTTCCCGCTCGTCGGCGGCGGGCTGAACAGGTCGCGGCGGTCGCGGATGGTGCCGCCCCAGCCCAGCGACGAGGCCGGCGGCGGCTTCGGTGCGTCGTAGGGGAAGCCAGCGTCCACGCCGCCCTTCTTGCTCCAGACGCGGATGGCGAAGTCCTGCGACCGCTGCTTGCGGTCGCTGGCGAACACCGTGTAGCGGAACCGGGCATAGCCGGGCGACAGGTTGCGCAGCTGCGGCGCATAGGCTGTCGGGTCGACCACGGTCGGCTCGGGCACCATTGTCGTCTCGCCGAGCGTCCACTCGCCCGTGCCGAGGGTGTTGCTGTCGACGCTGCTGACGCGCACGGTGACGCTACCAGAGCCCTCGGCGAAGTCGGTCCACGCGTAGAGCGCGCCGCCGGTGTGCAGGAAGAGGAACTTGTAGCCAACGCTCGCCGCAACGGCATCGGCCTCTGACGGGAAGCCAGCGGGCGTGAAGCACGGCGCCGGGATCACATAATAGGGCTGCGCGTCGCCGCTCGACAGCCAGAAGCCGCCCATGTGCTGGCCGAAGTACGTGTTGTTGTAGTAGTTCCACTTCAGCACGTTGCCGTCGAACAGGGCGCCGGCCATGTATTCGAACTCGTAAAGACCAGCGGGAAGGTCGCTTACGATGATCTGCTTGTCGTTTGTGTCAGCAACGACTTGTGTTGACACCGCGATCGGCGGCGTCGGCTTGTAGACCGTCGACTGCGCGAGGTCCGCAGCAGTGACGTCATAGAGGTCGAAACCCTCGACGGGCGCGATGTCAGCCAGCGGGCTAATGGCGCCAGGGTACACCGGAGGCGGCTCGACGATGGCCGGGCATGGGTTGATGAAGTCGGCGCCATTGAGCTGCACCCACGGCGAGTAGTAGCGGAACGCGAGGTCCGTCGAGCCGGGGCCGTTGGCCTCGGCGACGAAGCGGGCAGCGAGGCCGTTGAGCCCGATGCACGGCGGGATCTGGTACTGCGTCGTGAACTGCTGCCGGTTCGGCAGCGCGAACGGCTCCCAGGTGTCGCTCACGGGAATCGTCAGGTAGCCGGTGCTGGTGGCAATCTGCCAGTAGAGATCGACGAAGGCAATGTTGGTCCAGCCGGCCGAGCCGACGAGCGTCATCAGGTGATCTTCGTCGACGGTGATGCTGTCGACTATCGGGTTCGGCGGAACGAGGACGTTCTCGAACACGTCGTATGCAGCGACGGTGCCGGCGTCGATGAGGCCAGCACCTGTTGATGCGACGCGGTCGCTGTCGAACGACACAGACTGAGCAGCCATCGGGTCGGGGACTGTGTCTTCTGGCGACAGCAGCTGGTCGTTCATACCGAGCGCGTACTGGTCGCCAGTCAGCTCCTGCGTCGCGTATGCCACAGGCGCAGACGACGCGAGCACATACTGAATGATGTTGAGGCCATCGCCGAGTGCTGAAGCACCAAAGACCGTCACGCGGCCATAGGCATACATCTGCTGATTTGCCTGCTTGCAGCGCAGCCGGATCTGAAGCGTCTGGCCTGCCGTCAGCGTGGCGAGCACCGTTCCAGCCGCGATGACATGCGGCGTACTCGTGTTCACCCACGCTGGAGTCGTCCAGTTGGAGCCGTTGATGACCCACTGGTCGTCAGGAGCCGTCATCGGCAGCGTCCCGCCGTTGTCACCAGACACGACGCGGACGTCCTCAGCGAACGGGCCGATGGTCAGGATGCGCGAGTCGAGCGCATCGAGCGCAATGGTTCCGGTCGTTGCCGGGAACGTGTCTTCGACGCGGTACGTCCGCAGCGGGCGGATGTAGCCGGACTGCCCATAGAGCTGCGCGACTTCGGCGTCGGTCAGCGCTCGGTTCCAAATAGCGATGTCGTCGATGCGCGCCTGGAGGCCCTCGGCGATCTGCACCGGATACGTCGGGTCATGGCCAATCACACCAGAGACGAAGGTCTCGCCGACCTTGACGCCATCACGATAGAGCCGGACATAGTTGCCATCGAACGTGCCGACGTAGTGATGCACGCCGCTGAAGTCGGTCTCTGTATAGCTGGCGACGTACGGCGATGTCGCAGCGTCCATCACCTTGAACACGATCATGTTGCCGCCGCCGGGGAGAACGCCGAGATACCACCCGAGATTATCGGCGTTCGAGCTGCTCTTGTGTGCCAGCGCGTGCTTGGTCCCCCACATTGCATTGAACGCTGTGCCGTCGAACAGCACCCAGGCTTGGACCGAGACGTACGGACACAGCCGGTTCCAGTACATGTCAGACGCGTCGATCAGCCCGATGGCATTGGCGTCCGTGGGCCGCACGCTGTAGCCAGCGCCAAGCAGCGGCTTGCCGGCCTGCTGGTACTGGATGTTGCCCTGCGCGACGGCGTCGTAGCGACGCGGCGTCGAGTCAAGCAGGTTGCCGCTCGCGTCGTCGCAGCGCAGCCACGCGAGCAGTCCATTGGCCTGGGAGTTGTCGGGTGTCGTCACAGGATCAGCCGATCGTGTAGCGCTTGAGGACGATGTTCTTGATGCCGACGGTCAGGTAATAGACAGATGAGTTCGAGCTGTAGAGGTTGCAGACATCGAGCATCATTGCGGATTTGCCGTTGTTGTTGACGAGCATCTTGCCGCCGTAGACACCACGATTCGTGCTGTACGACGTACCGAGCGCTGCTGGCCATGGCGTCGAGAGGCTACCGTAAGGAAGGTAGTCCCAATACTTCGTCTGTGAGTAGTTGCCCGCTGCGAACCGAAGCGTCTGGTAGCGATCGCCGCCGGTGTACGAGCCGTCGCCGAAGTTGCCGATGCCTGTGTCGAGGTACGAGAAGAAGTAGCTTTCGTTGGTGCTCAGGTCACCGCTAGGCGTGTTTGGCACGCGTCCGAAGTATTCATACTCGACCGTGTAGAATGACTTGCCGTCGGTGGTCGGGATGAGCCCGCTGAAGTCGAGGATGAGGCCGAAGTACTTCGTGGTGTCCCATGAGGTCCATCCCCAGCTTGTGAGCAGCCACTCGTTGGTGCCGTCGGCCTTCGTCCAGCGCTGCGTCGCGTCGAGGTTGCTGTGCTCGCGCTGTGCGACACGAACCGAGACGCCGCTTCCAAGCGTGATCGCGACGGCATCAGTGTTCATGCCGCTTGTGTACCACGCGCTGTCGCGTGCCACGTTACGGACATAGCTCGGCGTCAGCAGTCCAGCGGCTGTGAAGTCGATTGGGATCGTATCAGCAAGCACTGGCGTCGAGGCACCAGCAGTCGGCGCAGCAACCTCGACTACACCGTCGTAGTCGAGCGCGAACGACTGACCACGCGGGTTGGCCCAGATCGAGTACCAGTTCTTGCCCGTGTTCGGATCGGTCTTCTTGCCGGGCGTCATCACGCGGTCACCGAGTGCGAGGCCGGGGAAGTAGTAGGCGTCCTCCCACTTGTGCAGCGACTGGAGGTTCGGCTGCTTCACGGAGTGGATGCGGCCGAAGTAGGTGCCGGCGCCCATGTTGCGGTACGGGAGGATGCACGGGCGGTGCAGCACGTGTACGCCGCTTCCATTCACAACCGCAGGGCTCGGACGTGGATAGACGTCGCTCGGGGCATTCCACACAACGGCGTCGTCGAGGTAGTCGATCGAGCGCACGAACATGTGCACGACGGTGTCAGGATACCCATAGAACACGTTGTCGAAGGTGCGAGCTGCGCCCATCGACACGGTGCCGAGGTCTCCATTTCCACCGTTGGCAAAGATGCTGGTCGCATTGAAATCGGTCGTGTACGTCGAGCCGAGATCGAAGAACGCGACGGGGTCGATAGTGTCACGCAGCACATCGTCGACCTCAGCACGAGCGCGGCCGGGGATGCGCCCGCCATGGAACGCAGCCATGAAGTTCAGGATGTTCGCGGTCTCAGCGCGACGCGTCGGATGTGTGCCGACCTGAACGACGAGGCCAGCCTTGCCAAGGTGCACGAAGATGCGGTTGACGAACAGCAGCTGCTGCATGTTCGCGTCAGACCAGCTCGACCACAGCTTCCATTCGCGGAAGCCGGTGATGGCGCCGCCTTCACCCTCACAATAGCTCGTCGTGGCTTGGCTGTTGTCCTGCTGCCCGTAGTTGTAGGTGTACCCGCCGCCGTTGTAGAGGTAGCGCGGCGTGCGCATGTCGCCGATCAGCAGACGATCAGCGCGACGACGGAAGTGCCGGAATCCGACGTTGTGACCACAGTAGTAGCCGACAGTCCCACCGATCCACTGATTCGCGCTTCCAGACCACGTGCGATAGATCGAGTGCAGAAGGCCGAGACACGGACGGTACGGCGTCGGGTTCGACACACCGCCCGGCGTGTAGTAGCCATTCGTCGGGTAGTCGAACCAGAAGTGGTCATTCGTGCTCGCGCCGGGATCGCGCTCCGCGACAGCAGGATCAGCGAGATCGTAGCTGTTGATGGCCAGCGGGATCATGCCGACGGTCTGAAGCGCCCGCGCCATGTAGTGAGCAAACCGCTGCTTGGTGAAGAACTGCGGCTTGGTGTCGATGAACGTCTTGGGCGGGATGTCCTGGCCGTATTCCATGTGCTGCCTTTAGGTCTGTGGTGTGCCGGGCGTTGACGCGTTACGGCGAGGCCGGGATCGTGGTCACGTTCGAGTTGTCAGGCCACACGACAACGATGTTCGGGTTGCGCCCGCCGTCGGTCACACGCGCGACACGGTAGGTGAGGCGCGTGCGCTTGTCGACGATCGTGTTCCACGGCAGGAGATAGCTGGAGCAGACGCCGAACTTCGGGATGTGCCGCAGACCGTTGCGGATGTCGTACATCGCCATGTATTCGGTCGTGAGCACGCCGACGTTCGTGCTGCTGCTGGTGTTCTGGCCCGTGTAGTAGCCACCGGCGTGGTTCGCTGCGAGGTGCGACACGCGGTAGAGGTCGTCGAAGTTCGACTGGAACAGACCGAGGGTGGCCTGGAACGTGGTCATCCACTCGGTGTTGCCGGTGGTATTGTGGAAGTTCACTGGCGTCAGCCAGTGCTCGCGCGGACCAATCAGCATGTCACGGTCGTCAGAAGGCGAACGCGACGCGCAGTTGGCAGTACCGCGAGCGATCATGCCGACGACACGGCCGGTGTGATGCTTGCGGTCGCCGACAGTCTCGACGAAGCGGTAGTTGCGGTCGTAGGATCGGACGTTGCCACGCAGCTCGAACGCGATGCCCTGGGCGCCCCAGGTGCGCTCACGATCACGGGTGCCGAACATCGTCTCATCGGGGTAGTAGGCAGCGACGAAGAAGTGCGCGACGTTGTTGTAGTTGCTGTCCGTACCGCCCTCGACGTAGATGCCGTCTTCACCACAGATGAAGAGGAAGTCGTTCTGCTTGACCACATCGTAGGCGATCGTCATCGGCAGCGAGGTGTTCGTCGAACGCTGTGCACCAGTCTTGGTGTTGTTCTCCAGGAACGACCCGACCTGGATGTTTGGCCCGGCCGAGTTGTACTTCACGTGCAGGCCGCAGTGCTGGTAGTAGTTGTCGCCGGTGTACCACCAGTGCCAGTGCGGAGTCGCGACGAGGTTGAACCCGCTGACAGTCGCGACAGCAGCGGCGAAGTTCTCGATCGTGTTCTCGATCGTGTCGCCGATCACGACGGCGATGCGGCCAGCGGTCACACCGCCGGTGGTTTCGAACTCGAACACCTTGGTCGTGATGCCGTCGGTGATGGTCACGGTGTCGCCGTCAGTCGGCAGCGCCGAGAACTGTACCCAACCAGCGGCCTTGGTGGACTCATCGGCGCCGAAGGCTCCACCAGCCATGTCGCCCTTCGTGATCGCAGCACCGCTGACGGTGATCGTCTGGTTGCCCGACGGGCCGTACTTGGTGCTCACGAAGTCGATACGGAAGCGTTCGGGACGCAGGTAGTAGTTGTCGGTCAGCGAGACCGCGCCGCCGTTGCTCCAGTTCGCCAGCACCCATCCAGCGTCGATGAGCGCCGTGTGCAGCGCGCGGATGATGTGGCCGTATGTGTGCGACAGGCCGATGACAGGGGCCTGCGGACGGAACGACCACGTTGAACGCTTCCATTCGTTGGACATGGGATGCTCTCTTTACTAGGCAGCAGGGGTTGTGGCGAGCGCGCTGTTGGCACCAAGGCCAGGAGGAATCCAGCCCGGACGCAGATCAGCCGGAAGTTCGAACGGCGGGGGCGGCAGGGGCGGCGGATCGGGCGGAGCCGGCGGCGGCTCGGTCGGCAGCGGAGCGCCGGTCAGCAGATCGTACAGCGGGCCGATTTCTGGTTCGGGTTCTTGGTCTGGCATGGGACGCTCGGGGCTGTCAGGTTGCAGTCAGGCCACCACAGCATACCAGCAGCTGCGCCGGCCAAAAGCAGCGGCCCAGCGGTCAAGCTAATGCGTCAGCGTCGTCGAAAGGCCCGAAGATGCTCAGGCACTTGCTCGCTTCCCACGCCCACTTCCGGTTATCAGCGCCGAGGCGCAGCATGAAGGAGTAGGTCTGCATGGCGACCCACCGGCGGCTCATGTCGCTCGGCGAGTAGGAGACGTCGCCGATCTTGACCGTGCGCCAGCGGTGCACTTCGGCACGCATGCTGTAGGCCCCGTTGATGAACTTCACGAGGCCGCCGAACTGAGCGTTGCCACTGTGACGATCAGACGGCGGCAGGAGCGCAGCAGCTCGTGTCGCCGCGATCAGCACGCTCTTGAAGTAGATCATCCGGTTCTCGGGATCACCATTTGTCTTGAAGTCGCTGCCAAGCCCATCACCGATCGGTCCAGTCAGGCGGTTCTGTGCGCTCGCACCTTGCAGCGTGATGTTCAGCTTGCCGTCGGATGTGAACCAGGAACGCAGCAGCTGGTACTCGTCGCACAGATGCCGCCAGCACTGTGCCGGGAACGAGTTGGTGTCGTCAGTCTCCAGTCGCGCTGTGCTGTAGCGGATCGGCATGTGCCGATCAGCCCACTGCTCAGGCGTGCTGGTGATGAAGTCGGTGAGGGCGTTGCCCTGGCCGTCGGTGATGAGGGCGACGACTGACTTGGTGAGCGCCATGGTCTCTTTCTCGTTTTTCGTTTTCGGTGCGCGTTGAACGCGCGGCGATCTCAGCAGACGGGAGGCGTGTAGACGAACTCGCCTGCTTTCGGCTTCGGCTCGTTCACATGGTCGACGACGCGCAAGATGGCGCCCGTCGCCATCGGCATGTCGTGCGTGTCGGTGACACGCTCGTCGGGGCTGTTCACCAGCTCTTCGTACTCGGCGCGCTGTTCGGGCGTGCTGATGTCGAAGACGCTGACTCGCTTCTCGGCTGGCATGGTCGCCAGCCTACGCCGCCGGCCGGCGCCGGCAAGACAAGGTGACGGATTACCTTGTGCCGATGTTGCGCACGGACGCGCAACCTGCTGGCAATGGTCCAGACCAACACAGAACCGGCCGGTTTTGATCCGGCCA